GCATAACTATGATCGCCATCAATATGAAACCATGAATAATCGCGAGAATGTTCTTGAAAAATAGAATAATGAAAATGCACCAAACTGTTAGAATAATCATTTATTAATCTTAGATTTAATCCCTCAATCTTTGATAGTAAATTTGAATAAGTTGTGTCCATCCATTCACCGGGATCTACAATCACCTGCTGTGTGTTGTTGGCCTGTGCATATAGCCCACTTAGCATTGCAGACTTTCCATGTAATACACCTATTTCTAAAAAATTACGCACAACTTTATTTTCGGTTTGATAACCTAATAACGAGTCCCATACTAATGCACTGGGAAATTGTAAGGACCCTGGTATATCTTCAGATATAACATTATATTGATTTAAAAAACTTTTCATTTTTTAAAATCTATTTCTGTGTAATTAACTATCTTAATAGGGATAACTTTGCTAGGCTCCTCTAAAACAGTTATTAGTTTTGGCCAACCAACTTGATCTCCATCTAAATGAGTGCCGTCGAGGTGTATTACAATACAATCATTTTCAAAATTATCTTCAACTCTAATTATTTTTCTTGTTTGAAGATCTGAAAACTGTACAATTTTACCAACTGTTAATTCTTCTAAAATGTAAGGAACATGTGAAAATAATATTGCAGGCCCCCAATTTCTAGCAACACCATTTAACCAATTCTCATCCGAATGCCGGCTAATTGCATAAACATTTGAACTTGGGGTACTTTTTAAGAAACCTGAATATTCGAATAAAAACTTTTTAGCTATTTGATCTTCGGGATGATCTTTAACCCATTCTGTGTAATAGTATATTGCTTTTTCTGGTTGACCTATTGCAATATAATATTGGGCAATGACTTGATTTCTATTGAGAAGATATGTCGACGGATAAGTGGTTTTTATACCTAAGTCGGAAACTAATCGACAAAAATCTTCAAATCTTTTTAATCGAACTAGGAATGTGTTATTACCATCTACACTTTTCCAAAAAGTTCCGCCGAGTGTTTTGTCAATACCGAATTTTTCTGCGTTCTCCCATCCAGGAGTTCCGTTAGCAAATCCGCAAAATGCTGCACTGGGATTTACATATAATTTATTTTTTGAATTACGTCTTAAAAACTCTAAGACCATTAATGAATCTTCTTCAGTTTCTCCCGGTAACCCAAACATGACATTGTAAACTGCATTAAGTCCGGTCCTTGCATGAGATTCAGCAATTTTATCAATATCGGCACCTTTTGATAATAACTTTCCTACACTCCTCATAAGTGTAGGGTTTGGAGTTTCTAATCCGTAGGCCATGACCACACATCCGGACTGTTTTAATTTTATCATCAGTTCTTCGGTCATTTCTTTTCTAATAACTGCCTGTCCGGCCCATTGTATTTTAATTTTATTTTCAATGAGGTATTCGGCAAACTTTTCAATTGCGCTTATCTTCCCGTTACATAAACTATCTTGAAAGTCAATAAAGTCAATTTCAGGATATAATTTTAATTGGTACTTAACTTCTTCAATCATGCTTTCTGCAGACCGAAATCGATATGATTCCCAATAAGGTTGCTCATTACAGAATATACATTTATTAGGACACCCTCGACTAGACGCCATTGGTAATCGTGTTGGGGATAGGTAAGGAGCTAATGAAAAATCACTGTAGTGGGGTATCGGAAGAGTGTCGATTTTTGGAATCATTGGCCTTGTTGGAGTAGCATGTACTGCTCCGTCTTTAAACACTAACAATCCAGGGCAATCGAGCAATGATTGATTTTTTCGAACACGCTCAATTATGTCTACTAATGTTTCTTCTCCCTCAGCCTGGGCGACTGCATCTATTAACGGATTTTTTGCCAAAACATTACCAGCTAGATATCGGTGGGCATGAGGACCACCGACAATAATCTTTAGCTCAGGCTTACGTGCTTTGAGCAGTTTGATAAGATGCATCGAAGTATGCATTGAAGTGTTGTATAAACTAAATCCAACTAATGGTGTATTAGTCGACACCACTAACTCGACAAAGTCATCAATTTCTTTTTTGTATTCGGTTAACAGGTCATTAACGCAGTCTTTAGATTCCCAAAACCACTGAGATTGATCTATGTCCCACATTATGGAAAATTTCTCAGGTCTAATAGCAAAAAATTCAACATTTAAATCTAATGGTAAAATCTTGTATCCTTTCTGCCGAACATAGGCTGAAAGTGATGCTAAAGAAAGCGGAGCTGTTTGCACTCCCCATCCAGGTGCCTGGACTAGTATTATATCGGGATTGTTCAAATTACCATGATTTGTAGTTGAATTTGGAAAAACATCAGTTAGTAATTGTATAGATCTATCAGGCATAGCGGTATTTATTAAATAAAATACTGTTATATTAACAACATTTGATCTCTCAGTAAATAGATGCTATATTTAGGGTTCCTAGTCTTGAAAAAAATATTGAAATTAAAGTATGATAGTGAATAAGGATGCATTTAGTAGCGGTCAAATAGGAAGTAAGATTTGGCTCTGCGAAGAATTAGAAAAACTTTTTGATTCTGTCGATAGTATTTGGATCTACGGCGGATGGTATGGAGTAACAGCGTTCCTATTAAACAGTCGAGGCAATATACAGATTGGAAAGATACGCAGTTACGACGTTGATCCAAAATGCGAAGCTGTGGCGGACATGATCAACGAGAATTGGGTTATAGATAACTGGAAGTTTAAAGCTAAAACCCAGGACTGTAATCTACTTGATCTGGACTGGCACGGCCCAGATTTGGTTATAAATACAAGCACCGAACACTTCGAAAGTTTGGATTGGTGGAACAGTATCCCAAAAGGAACCACTGTAGTACTTCAAGGCAACAATATGCCGCACGAAGACCACCACATACACAGCAGTAGTTTAGACGAGTTCATCGGGACTTATCCAGTTAGTAACCTACTGTACCGCGGCCAAAAAGACTTTGAGTACCCCACTTGGAAGTTCTCAAGATTTATGCTTATTGGCATTAAGTAATCCTAGATTTTACCAAAACCGGTTGCTTTTTACCAACTTTGACTGTATAATAGTCATTGTTGTATAATTATTTTACCACTAACGAAAAAGGAGGTCTATATGACTGAGTTAACGCTAGATAGGGATCAAGATACACAGGTGCAAGTTTCTTCGACTTTGTTGAAGATCATCACATTATTGTTGATGATTGTAGCTGCTTATGGATCTGTATCTCTATTACAATGGGCCATTGCTAACAAGCAATCTAATTATCAAGTAACAGATAGTTCCCAAATTACAACAGAAGTTCGCGAAAGACAATTAGCTTGTCTCGCCAAGAACATCTATTATGAAGCAGGCAATCAGCCGTTTGAGGGCAAGGTTGCAGTTGCACAAGTTACAATAAACAGAACTGAAAGCGGGCAGTATCCAAGCGATATCTGCAAGACAATCTATCAAAAGAACATTGTCTATGAAAAGGTCCTATGCCAATTTAGTTGGGTCTGTGACAGGACTGTTCCAACTAGGGCAGTGAACAAGGCTTCTTTTAAAGAAAGCGAAGAAGTCGCTAAGAAAGTTCTACTAGAAGGATTTCGCCTTCCTAGCCTAAAAGAGGCCATGTACTTCCACGGTGATTATATCAATCCAGGCTGGAAGAGAGAACGTATCACTAAAATCGGCAATCACATTTTTTACAAGTAAGGACAAGTATGTTTATCATTGATCAAATTAAAGACGCAGTATTATTTCTTGTTAAATTTGCTAAAGATCACCTTGGGCATGTAAGTGCCCATACATTAGGTTGGGTTACAATTATCCTACTGCATCTGTCTAGTATTCCTACTCTTGTAGCAGTATTGATGGCGCAGAGCGATAAGCTGCCTCCTGTAGATTTAATGGTATTTGTTTGGAGTGCATTGATCACGCTGTTTTTTAAAGCTCTTATTGAACGTAACTTCTTGTACATTGCTACTATCTGTTTGGGCTTTGCGGCACAGACAGTAATTATGAGTTTGATCCTATTCAAATAAATAAATCTATGCGAATCACAGAACTACTTGCCGAAAAGAAAATAGCCGCACCTACTGCTAGCCAATGCTCTATTGGGCGTTCTAGATTGAGTAATGTGCGCTATTCACAATGCGTGAGCCGCGGCATGCTTAAACATGATAGCAATCATACTGACGGTACGGGTACACAGGGCAAGGCAGGCAGCGGTGTAAGACTCAAAGGCAAAAAGTCTAAGAGTGAATTACACGGCGGCCCTGTTAAAGACTACGACAGTAAATGATTACCACTCGTCATTCTGATTGAGTTTCAGCACGGCCGTTTCTAACAACTCGTGATGATCTAACTCGGCGAAACACTTGTCGAGTTCATATATTTTTTCTTCGTTATTAAAATTAGTTTCCCATTCCGAAACGCCTAACATTTCCATTAGTTCTGTAAACGTTATAGTCTCTCCCCGAACCTGGCTAACCCAAATACAGGTTAAGAAACTGCACATAAAAATCACACGTTGATTTTCTATACCGTATTCTTCGCACCATTCTAAAGTTTTATTCAAATAGTAGTCGATGTCGTCAATACGATGCTCTAACTGTATGATCCATTCTTTAGTATCATCTCTAGACCAGTATGCCATTAATTGTACCCTCTGCTATTATCTAATTCTATGCACTCTGGACATTCGCAGTCCGGGCAGTATTCGCATTCAGTACAACTATGATTGCAGTGTGCAGGACATCCGCATTTGCATTTAGCTGTAAATCGTTTGTAGTTTTGAAAGTCATCCATGTATTGTTCCATGTTTTTCTCCTGCTTGGATATTTATAGTGTAAATAGTAGTATGATCAACATAACATCAAATGCTAAGACAAAGATTACAGACCTCCTAATGGAGGAAAATAATCCAAAACTTGCCTTAAGAACCTTTGTACAAGGTGGCGGCTGTTCTGGATTTAGTTACGGATTTACCTTTGATGAAGAATTTAACGAAGATGATTTCCAATTTCCAATTGGTGAATTTAAAGTCGTAGTAGATGCTATGAGTATGCAGTATCTACAAGGTGCCGAAATTGATTACAAAGAAGATCTTTCCGGATCTAGCTTTTCAATAAAAAATCCAAACGCTCAATCCACTTGCGGCTGCGGCAGTAGCTTCTCCATTTAAATTTTGGTAAAATGTCCATTGACACTGTTCCAAAAATGTTGTATAATTGTCTTATCGTAACACACTAATGAAACACACATGACAACTCCTTGCGATGCAGTAATCCGCAGTCTGGAAGAACACTCCAGCCGACTAAACAAAGAAGCAATCCTAGAAGCAGAAATCGACAACGTAGAGTTGTTTGAAGGCTTTCAACTGGCTCTAAGTCCATTTATTACATTTGGTGTAAAGAAAGTACCTACCAGCACAGGTGGTAGCGGACAGGGTCTGCCTTGGGTTGCATTTAAAGAACTGTGCGAACTTCTACGCACTCGACAACTAACAGGCGATGCCGCACGTGATGCAATCGAATTGGCATTGAGTGCAAGCACACAGAAGCAATGGAATGATTGGTATCGTCGTATCCTAATCAAGGATCTCCGTTGCGGTGTTAGTGAAAAGACTATCAATAAGATTAAGAAAGACGCTGTACCATTGTTCGAGTGCATGTTGGCTCACGACGGCGCCAACCACGAAAGCAAAGTCGCAGGTAAGAAACTGCTTGAGCCTAAACTGGACGGTGTTCGTGCTGTGTTGATTGTTGATGCCGATGCTAAGACTGCAACTGTCTACAGCCGCAATGGCAAAATTTTAGAAAACTTTGGACACATTACCAAAGGCATTGAAGATAACATCGAACTGTTTGATCGCAGTATTGTCATTGACGGTGAAGTGGTTAGCTCTAGCTTCCAAGCACTAATGAAACAGGTACATCGTAAAAGCGATGCAGATGCCAGCGATGCACGACTGATGGCCTTTGATGTTCTTCCACTTAGTGAATTCCGAAAAGGTAAAAGCATTCTGGGACAACGCCGTCGTAGTAATCTCCTACGCAGTATGCAGTCTGTACTGGATAAGATTGGGAACATTGATATTATTCCTCAACTTGAAGTGGATCTAGACACAGCAGTTGGTGAAATGCAATTTAAACAATATAACAAAGATGCCATTGATGCAGGGTTTGAAGGCATTATGATCAAAGACATTGATGCACCTTATGTCTGTAAGCGTCATGTGGCGTGGCTCAAACAAAAGCCATTTATCGAAGTAAGTTTAACCATTGTGGGCATCGAGCCAGGAACAGGTAAAAATGAAGGCAAAATGGGCGCAGTTATCTGCGAAGGCGAAGAGGATGGCAAGTTCATCCGTGTTAATGTTGGCTCTGGCTGGACAGATGATCAGAGAGCCGAAGTTGACGATGAGGTTATTGGTCAAGTCTTGGAAGTGCGAGCAGATGCAATTACTCGGAGCCAAGATAGTGAAGACGTATACAGCCTCCGATTTCCACGGGCTCTTCGATTCCGAGGTTTTAAAGCAGGTGAGAAACTATAATATGGATAAAGAAGCTGTTAAAAATTTAATGTTCGGAGGCTTCTGCGAGTTGGCCAGGGACGATCGATTCTACCACCGCAGTGCCGTAGGTCCAGAATACTGTTATTTTACTGATCGGGGCAAGATTGCCATAACGGACTTTATGATTCAAATGGCAGTAAATATACACAAAGCTGAAGTAGCTGATTTAGATAGGAGAGCTAAAGAAATGGTCATTAAAGGACTTAAAGGAGAAAGTGTTTAATCGTGGCTAAAGAAGATATGATCAGCCTTGAGGGCAGGATCGAAGAAGTACTACCCAACGCAATGTTTCGGGTAAGGTTGGAACAAGGTTCCGCAGTTCTGGGATTCATCTCGGGCAAGATGCGACAGAACAGAATTCAAATACTGTTAGGGGATAGAGTTAGGGTAGAAATGAGCCCATACGACTTAACTAAATGTCGTATAGTATATCGTTCAAAATAAAATTTGGGTCATAAAAAAAGCACCTTACGGTGCTTTTCTTTTATCCTAAGTAGTTGGCCCACGATGGGTGTGGTATATCCCACTTTTGCTGTCTACGCTTGTCTACTAATTGATAGTAGGTGGGCTTAACTGGCTTGTGCTTTGGCACAATCTTCTTGTCGTTACCCTTGTTTGCATTACAGCTCGCGCAGGCGCAGACAGTGTTTTCAAAGGTAGTCTTACCACCGTGACTAACTGGCAGCACGTGGTCTAACGTGGCTGTTTTACGGCTTACATCATCCCCACAGTACTGGCATGTATAGCCATCACGAAGGAACACATTATGTTTGGAATAACGAATTGCAGTCTTGCGCTTTTCGTACTCGCGAAGAATCATAACGGCAGGAACCTGTGTTTCCCAGTTTGCACTATGCACGACCCAATTATCGTAGACATCTAACACAGTGGCTTTTTCAAGCACTATGAACTTAATAGATTCTTCCCAGGAAATTGTGCTCAACGGTAGCCAAGAAATCGGGGCTCCGTCTGCATTTAACAATAATGTCGAACTCATTTACTACTTTCAAAGGTTGTTGTGACCCAGTATTTATTATACAGTCATTTACCATAAAGAGCAACTAAATAGTCATATGAGTCACTCAACTTTTATACATTCCGGCATTGTAAACCCTGCCAAACCAAATATTACAGTAAAGGAGTCCGCAGATGCTGTTGATACAGTAACATTGGATATTCCATTACTTACTCGAATTTTAGAACTAGCCCGCGAGGACGTAAAATCGGATGCAGACCTGCACTTTGTTATCACTAACATTTTGGCTATTAAGAACAAGGGTGTACTCACTATGCAAGATTATGACAAGATTCTAGAGAAACCGGATCAGTTAGAGTCAATTAGAAAACTAGCAGGATTATAAAAATGACCATTCAAGTTATCAATACAGGTTCTAATGCAAACTCAGGCGACGGTGACAGCATACGATCTGCATTTATCAAAGTAAATCAAAATTTTACAGAAATTGCCACACTGCTAGGAACAACTGGTACTGATTTTACAGAAGCAGTAGCAGACGCTGGTGCTACGCTATTAGTTCATAGTAGTCATAGTGGCATGACTGCTGTATATAATGATGCATTAAATATTGTTCAATTTACTGTAGCTGCCGGTCCTACCGGCCCTGCTGGGCCACAAGGTGAGACTGGCCCAACTGGCCCTGCCGGTACCGGGGGCGGATTTTCAACCACGTCGTCTCTGGTTAACGGATCTTTTGTTACTAGTCTAAATAGCTTTGGAAACTTAGTAACTTCCGGTAATGTATTACCCAATGCTAGTAACCAATTTAACTTAGGATCTGACCTACGTAGATGGAATACCGTCTATGTTAACACACTTACCATTCGTCAAGCTATTGTTGTTGGAGGTTATGATAGTGACAATTATAGTAGAATACGTCACTTAGAATCAACTCCATTTACCGGAGGTGAATATCGAGCATACGGATTCGCCTCGGCATACGAGCAATCAACAGTTTTAGTAAATGAAGATGCAAACATAAATCAAGTTTTATTTCTAGGGGATACGGGACCGGGTGATTCACAGACATTATTCGGTATCGGTGTTGCTGACAATTCATTTGAAACCTATACAGTCCCTACCACCGGACAGGAAACTACCTGGGTTAAAAAGTTAGAACTAACTGGACAAGGCAATCTATACCTAAACAGTGGAACGATACATGTAGCATCTACATCCATGTACTTTGACAATTACCAAGTATCTGTAGATCCAACAACCGGAATTAGTATAGATGGTATTAGACAAGGAAGAGTAAATCCTGGTCAATTTGGAAGATTTGCACTCTACGGAACAACTAATAATACAGAAATTTCTCCTAGTTTAGCAATGTCTTACAATTTCGATAGTCAGGTAATTTTTATTGGTGGTGCTACCTCTAATACTGGTACAAGTGTTGCTTGGTCTAGAGAACTTTTTATACCAGGTGCCGCAGGTTGGTCATTTTCACAACACTTTGATCAACCAGATGCATTAGATTTTAGATGGGTTAGAACTAGAGGAACAGCAACTGCACCAACACCTTTGTTAGAAAATGATAATATTGCAGAGCTTGTGTTTTCAACTCGAACTCCAACACAATTCATGGCTCCCGCAAGAATACACGTTCGAGTTGAAAACACAGGGACTTTCCCCACTGCCAAGTTTATGTTTTTTACTAACTCCGGAACTACTACTACTAGCATAGTTTCATCGGAGCTTTCATCAACAGGAACATTTAAGTTTACAAAGATAGGGTCACTGGCAACAGGTACAGACTTACAAGTGCAAAACAGTTTAATTCCAACAGATGATATAAGATTTGATTTAGGTAGTGCTGATAAACAATGGCGTAGTTTGTATGTTGGGACTAGCACCGTATATTTTGGCGGTATTCCTTTGCAAGTTACACTCGAAGGTGATATAAGTGTAAATGGTATTGTAGTTGCAAGTACCGGATCACAAGGACTAACTGGCCCACAAGGACCTGCTGGTGGTCAAGGAGCTGTAGGTCCAACTGGTCCTGCTGGTCCACAAGGCGTTCAAGGAGACGTGGGTCCAACTGGCCCTGCCGGTGGTCAAGGATCGGTAGGTGCAACTGGCCCTGCTGGTCCACAAGGCGTTCAAGGAGACGTGGGTCCAACTGGCCCATCCGGTGGCCCGCAAGGTCCACAAGGCGTTCAAGGAGACGTAGGTCCACAGGGGCCTACTGGTGCAACTGGCCCTGCTGGTCCACAAGGCGTTCAAGGAGACGTGGGTCCAACTGGCCCATCCGGTGGCCCGCAAGGTCCACAAGGCGTTCAAGGAGACGTGGGTCCAACTGGCCCACAGGGTGTTCAAGGAGCTGTAGGTCCAACTGGTCCAACTGGACCATCAGGTGCTCAAGGAATTCCAGGCGATACAGGACCTACAGGTGCAGGCCCAACTGGTCCACAAGGACCATCTGGTGATACAGGACCTACTGGCCCATCAGGCGCCACTGGACCAGCAGGACCGGCAAGCGCAGTAGCAGGACCTTCGGGTCCTACTGGGCCATCGGGACCCACAGGAGTCGACGGGGCCACAGGACCCACCGGGCCAACCGGGCCATCAGGACCTAGTGGAGCAAACGGCATAGGATTTATTGGACCATCAGGGCCAACTGGGCCAAGTGGTTCACAAGGCGTTCAAGGAAACGTAGGTCCAACTGGTCCACAAGGAGTAACTGGACCACAAGGACCACAAGGCGATACAGGGCCAACTGGCCCTAGTGCTTCTATTACGTGGTCAGTATCATCTACTGGAACTAGTGATTACGTATTCAGCGGACCCGGTGTAGTTGCAGGCAACACTAATGATCCTGTGCTATATCTATACAGAGGATTTACCTATACTTTTATCAACACTACGGGTGGCAGTCATCCCTTTGCTATTAGAGTAAGTGACGGCGGCGCAGCTTATACTGACGGCGTTTCAGGCAGTCAAGCAGGCACACAGACATTTACTGTGCCAATGAATGCACCATCTACACTGTATTATCAATGCACTATCCATGGCGTAATGGGTAATGTTATCAACATAGTCTAATCAGTGTTAACTTACGAGTAAATACACATTATGAGAGCAACTGAAATTATTCGTGGCGTACTGGATCTTATTGATCAAGTTGAGTGCGCCCAACAATCTACACAGCAAGATCCGATCGGTGGTGCCTTTGCACAACTGTTTGCACAATTATCAGCAGAACCTGTAGAAGTTAAATCTGCTGGCATGTATGACAACAGTCCAGACGTGCATGTACAAGGCATTGACAGCGTGACCACAGCCGCAGGGCTAGGCGGACTAAACGGTCCTAAAAACCCTAGTGACATTAGATCAGACAGCGTAAGCATGTATCCAAACTTTCAAACCAAGGAATAACAATGAGTAGATATCACACCCTTTATGCTAGCAATAGCGCCACTCCAAAATTCACCACACTGCAAACAGGTGCAGCCAGTGTTAATACAGCAATTACCGCAAGACGTATTACTGTAGTAACCAACGGTACTAGCCAGTTCATGTCATTCGGTACAGGAACTGTTGCTGCAACGACTGCCAGCTGTGTAGTTCCTGCAAACTCTATGATGGATTTTAATGTTACTACAGGAACGCACGTTGCGTTTATCAGTCCAACGGGTTTAGGTTACGTTACACTTATCGACGCTGATTAATTATGGCGGTTGATCGCTATCAGAACAGCACAGCCTATGAACATCCACAGGAGAGCAATCTTCTAAATATTCATAAGACTATGCAGTACAACAGCCAGGGGCAACCCGTGGCTCGTGTACATGTTGATGGTATCAATCTTGAAGGTGATGTTATTGTTGACACTGTAAGTTTAAGTACATCAACACTGGCTGCATTAGAAAGCATTAGTGTTCGTCAAGAAGGCACCTGGACAGTTAGCATAGGAACCAACGGACAAGTTGTAGTCAGCAATTTTACATCAACTGTAAATATTTCTTCTCTACCTGCTATCACAGGAACAGTCACAGTAAGTAATTTTACTTCAACTGTATTTGTAAGCAATACACTGACAATCAGCAACACCAGTTTTGCTGTAACTAACTTTCCAACCACCTCCACAGTATACCAAGGTACAATACCGTGGACTATAACTGGCACAGTTGCTATCTCAAGCCTTCCGGAAGTAGAGATTAAAAACGATTCAGGTAATCCTATACCCGTCAGTGGTACGGTAACTGCCACACTAACTGGCACTAACACATTTACATTGGGCACAGGATCTACTGATGCGTTTGGTAGACTGCGAGTCAGTGAGCCTTATACACTGTTTGACAGTAGAGCAAGATATTACGACCACAATGATTTTAGCAGTAGCACCAGCACTGGCGGCACAGTGGTCTACGAAACAGACAGTTCTACATTTAGACTGGCAGTGAGCACAAGTAATGGATCCAGTGTCATACGAGAAACCAAAAGAGTTTTTCCTTATCAGCCAGGCAAGAGTCTGCTGGTGTTGGCCACTTTTGCCATGAACACTCCCAAGGCCAACCTGCGTCAGCGTGTGGGATATTTTACCACCAACAACGGAGTCTATTTTGAAAATGATGGCGCATATAACTATTTGGTAATAAGAAGTTATAGTACAGGTGCGTTGGTTGAAGATAGGATAAGACAAGACGCTTGGGACAATCCATTCGCCGCATTAAATGTAGACAGGACACAGATATTTTGGACAGACATTGAGTGGTTGGGCGTGGGAAGTGTTCGCTGTGGATTTGTTGTCAACGGTGCTTATGTGCTTTGCCACACATTCCATCATGCCAATGTTGTGAATAATACCACCACTTATATGACCACGGCTGTACTGCCAGTGCGTTATGAAATAACCAATACTGGAGCCACTGCTTCATCCAGTATGATGAGACAGATATGCTCCACTGTAATCAGCGAAGGTGGCTACAACGCATTTACCTACAGCGAATCAGCAGGACGTGGCACCAGTGTGTTGAGATTGGTCAATGCCGGAACATACTATCCGTTGGTCAGCATTAGATTGGCCAGCACAAGATTAGATGCTATTGTGTTGCCCAGACAAGTGGATGTGCTGAGTCCCACAGTGAATTACTATCGTTGGAGATTGGTGCTAAACCCTACCCTAACTGGTGCTACTTGGGCAGGAACCAGTACTTCAGGAACTGTTGAATATGACACGGCCGCCACAGGAGTTTCGGGCGGTATAGAACTACAAACTGGTTATGTCAGCAGTAGAGAACTATCGGAACTAGGAGCAGATGCGTTTGCGTTTCAGTTAGGCAGAACATTGGCAGGAGTCAGCGATATTGTGACACTAACTATGGCAGCAACATCAAACAACGCAGACGTGCTGGCACAAATTGGCTGGCAAGAAATTACTTAAATACATTATGAAAAAACTATTATTAACCCTATTATTAGCAGTGGCGGCAGTTCCTGCTCTAGCACAAAAGACACCTAAAGGTGCAACTTATGACGCACAGATTATACGTGTAAGCGACGGTGACACTATTGTGATTGCAGCACCATTCCTTCCTGCTCCACTAAAGCCAGAACTAGCAGTTCGTATATTTGGTGTTGATACTCCGGAAAAAGGACACAGAGCACAGTGCCCGCAAGAAAACGAGAGAGCATTAGTGGCCAGCAAATTTACCACACATGCGATTCAATCCCACCCTAAACATCAAGTTATCATCTACGGTTGGGACAAGTTTGGCGGTCGCATTCTAGGAGACATCTTAGTCAATGGACAGAGCATTCGTCAAGGATTAATTGCCAACGGTCTAGCACGCGAATATTACGGCGATGCTAAACAAAGTTGGTGTAACTAAACCACCTTAGGTCCGTTGTCGTAACGGTTAGCCCACCGGGCAGGCGTCCGTCTAGCAAACGTAAATTGCCGGCGTAATTACACTGCTGAGCCATAAAAAATTCGGCGCCGGATTAAGTAACCGGCAACTAAATACATCATGAGAGCAAAAGAATTCACCATTAATGTACCTATTACCATTACAATTAATGGTGATGAAGATCCTGTGGTTAATGCTGCTGGTCAAAACCCACCCGAGGAAGCCGATACAGAATTGCAGCAAAATCCTGTGATGATCAGCCCACAGCAGCAAGAACTAGAACTTGCTAAAGCCGCAGCAGGCAAAGACAGCCCTGTTATAGACAAACTAACAGGTCAGGAAACAGTGGGCGAAGAGCCCCCTGAGCAGAACGACATTATTCAACAACTAAAAGCATTAATGTCAAGATAACAGCATACGATAAATATCGTTATGCCAATCTATAAAATACAAGCCGGTAGAATAATAACTGTCAATTCTTACGACTGGGTAGGGGACAAGGGCACAATTTGGTATGATGAGACATTAGGGGACCTACGCATAGGTGACGGCGTTACCCCTGGCGGCAGATTACTGCAATTTAATGGTTCGGGTAGTGGCGTTACTATTACAGGCAGCGTATCTAATAGTACTCAATTGGAAACTAGTTACGCAGGCGATTCCGGTGATGGATTTATTGAAGAAGCCACTGGAAATTTATGGGTATGGGACGGGACAGTTTGGGTTGATGTAGGAAAAATACAAGGCCCTACAGGCTATACAGGTTCGCAGGGTAATATTGGCTATACAGGCTCGCGTGGAGATACCGGGTACACTGGATCTCAGGGAAATCTCGGATATACGGGCTACACAGGCAGTCAAGGTTTTACAGGTAGTCAAGGGAATGTAGGTTATACTGGATCAGTTGGTGATACTGGATTTACTGGTAGTCAAGGCAATACTGGATTTACTGGAAGTGCCGGTGTTGATGGATCAGTTGGTGATACTGGATTTACTGGTAGTCAAGGCAATACTGGATTTACTGGAAGTGCCGGTGTTGATGGATCAGTTGGTGATACTGGATTTACTGGTAGTCAAGGCGATATAGGATTTACTGGAAGTGCCGGTGTTGATGGATCAGTTGGTGATACTGGATTTACTGGTAGTCAAGGCGATATAGGATTTACTGGAAGTCGTGGATATACTGGATCACAAGGTTTTACCGGATCACAAGGTGAATTAGGATTTACAGGTAGTCAAGGTGATCTAGGTTTTACTGGAAGCATTGGATACTCGGGTTCACAAGGAGAATTAGGATTTACAGGTAGTCAGGGAAATGTGGGCTATGTGGGTAGTCGAGGTACTGACGGTACTAGTGTACAGATTTTAGGTAGTACTTCTACCTACGCAACTCTCCCCGGGTCCTATCTAGGAAATATCGGTGATGGATACATTACATCTGATAATGGCCACTTAAACATTTGGGTCGGTGATGATTGGTTAGATGTTGGAAATATTGTAGGACCGCAGGGAGAGTTAGGGTATACTGGAAGTATTGGTTTTACTGGTAGCCAAGGCATAGATGGATATACTGGTTCACAAGGCGATGTGGGCTATGTAGGTTCGAGAGGCAACGTAGGTTATGTAGGTTCGCAGGGAGAAAAAGGCGATGTGGGCTATGTAGGTTCACAAGGCGATGTGGGCTATGTAGGTTCGAGAGGCAACGTAGGTTATGTAGGTTCGCAAGGAGAAAAAGGTGATGTAGGCAGCGCCGGTGATCTAGGTTATACAGGTAGTATTGGATTCACAGGTAGTGCAGGTGTTGACGGTGTAATAGGACGTGATGGTTATACAGGTAGTCAAGGGGACATTGGCTATACAGGTAGTGCCGTAGAAGGTCTTGTTTCAGACGGTATCGGTTCTATTACTATACAATCGGGTTACACCCTAGTATTTCCAGATGGCTCGGGACAACTGTCAGCTGCACCTAGAATGTATACCAATGCAGATGCTGCAAACGGATTAAGCCTAAGCGATCTTAAACCCGGTGACTATTACTATGATGATGTCAATGCTGCTATATTCATTTGTTACGATACTGGATTAGGATATTTTGACATATTAGACTTGACAGTGAGAGCATAATAAAATAGGGTAAATATAATACTGTGACCATTTATTACTTTCCCTATCCAACAGCTCAACCTGCACCCGCTACTGTAGCAGGTGACAATTACTTCGGTGCTCAAGACGCTTATATCAACCAAAACGGCGCTGCCAGAACGGGCGTATTAGGTACTGGGTTGTCTGCTGGTAAGATTACACTGGGCAACTACGATTTAACAAAACCTTACCTGGGCGTAACAGGTTCTAGATTTCCCGGTCTAGCTTCACCTCCTACTCCGCCTAATATTGTAGCAACGACCTTAGTTCCTACATTGAATTTTACACAAGGCACACTGGCCACCTTTAATCCGGTAAGTGTGTACGGCGGAAGTGCGATACCAACTGAAATTTTAAATGTTAGTATCAATCCTGCACTGCCTGCTGGACTTGCTATTAAAAAAACTAGAGTTGATCTAAATGTCTCTGGCACTGCTCCTACTATATCAGGATCTGGAACTTCGTGGTCTGTAACATATCAATATACTTCTAACGGACAAACTCCTGTTGCTGGAAGTTTTTACGCAGTAAGAGGACAAACTAAAACCAGCTACAACGGAATATGGGAATGTACTGCTGTTACAGTATCCACAATCACGCTTAGATATAATGCTAATCCTAGTCTAAGCGGAGGAACATCACCGATAGGACAGGTTGCGTGGAATACAGGTGCAACTGTTAGTATCACTGATGCTACTGTTAAATCGATAACAGCAGCGGACACAGTTAATTACTGGTACAACTATCTTGATATTGTTATCGCCGGAACTCCTACAGTAGCATCGCCATCTACTTCATATGTAATGACTTTTACAGATGCTAGCGGTCAAACAGGCAGTGCAACATTTACATTAGCTGTTGCCGCAGGAGCAACCCAATTGGGTTCTACACTAGACACGGCAAGTAGAACACTTACACAAAATTTATCTATTACCGCATTTAAACCAGTTAATGGTACAGGCGGAATTGGAACTTTAACATATTCTATCAATCCTGCATTACCTGCAGGACTAACATTTAATACTGCAACAGGATTTATTTCAGGAACACCATCTGTATCTTTTGCACAGAATAATTTTGTTATTACTGTTAGCGACAGTTCTGGTGCTACTAGCAGTAAGACTTTTAGTTTAGAAATACTTCCTCCGGCGCTAATTACTGTACAAAATGTTTCTAGTAGAACTCTAATTAGAACTATTGCGTTCACAGCATTTACTCCAGTAACTGCTAGCGGTGGTATAACGCCTTTAGCATTTTCAATTAGTCCAGCATTGCCTGCTGGGTTAAGTTTTAACACATCAACTGGGGTAGTATCGGGCACGGCCACTGAAGCCATTGCAGCTTCGACTTACACTGTATCAGTTACTGACTCTAGTAGTCCTTCACAAGTTAGCAGCAAAACTTTTAGTTTAACAGTTGAAGCATTACCTGCTCTTAATTCAACACTACTAGTTGCAACTAGTACATTCATTAAAAATACTACCATTACGGCATTTACTCCAGTATCTGCTAGCGGTGGGTATTTAACTTTATCTTATGCAATTAGTCCGGCACTACCTGCTGGATTAACATTCAGTACTACAACTGGTCAAATATCTGGTCGTCCTACTGTTACTTCTACTCAGACGCAGTATACAGTTACCATAACGGATCAAGCAACACAAACTACATCAAAACAGTTTACTATTCTAGTTGGCCCACCTGTATTATCAACGACACTGGCGATTTCTTCTAGAACATTGATTCAGAATTCGCAAGTTAGTGCTCCCTTTACACCGGTAACTGCAAGTGGTGGCGAAGGTACACTGACATTTGCAATTAGTCCTAGCTTGCCCTCAGGATTGTCATTTAATACTGCGACTGGACAAATAACAGGATCTTCTACAGTTGTAAGTGCTAACACCAACAACACTGTTACAGTAACTGACAGTAATAGTACCCCACAGACTAGCAGCAAAACATTTAGTCTTAAAGTAGACCCTGCACCTATATTGATAATTTCCAGTATTGGTACTAAGACACTGGTTCAAAATCTAGCAGACACTCCTTTTATTCCAATAACTGCAACTGGCGGATTTGGTACACTGACATTTGCAATTAATCCAGCACTCCCTACAGGTTTAAATTTTAACGCAGCAACTGGACAGGTATCAGGCACCGCTACTATTTTCCGTACTGCTACCAATCATACTGTAACAGTCTCAGATCAGGCTACACAGTCTGCTAGCGAGAGTTTTAGTTTAACAGTTGAAACGCCTCCATTACAAGCACAACAATCTGTTGCAGGTTCGACACTGATTAGAACTGTACCAATTTCAGCATTTACACCAGTGACTGCTACAGGCGGGTCTTTAATTTATTCTTACGGCGTAGCACCAAATTTGTCTGCAGGGCTAGCATTTAGCACTTCAACTGGACAGATCACTGGAACCCCTACAGTTGTATCAACAGAAACAACTTATACAGTTACTGTTACAGACAGTTTAAGTCAAACAGCCAGCAACACATTTAAAATAACAGTAAATGAGCCGCCACCATTAACTACCACTTTGGTTATATCGTCTGCTACATTTAACAGAGTAACCGACACAATCAGCATAGTCCCGGTAAGCGCATCCGGCGGCTTTGGTTCAATAAGTTTTGCTATTAGCCCAAGTTTGCCCGCAGGATTAAGTTTTAACAGTGGCAACGGTAGAATCAGCGGTGTTGCCACAGTATTAGTTAACCAAACTTATACTATTACGGCAAATGATTCTATTGCACAAGTCAGTAGTAAACAATTTAATTTAACGTTGAACAATCCACCTGTTACTGCAACAACGGTGATTGCTTCAACTACTGCAACAAGAACAAAAGAAACAACAGCATTTAAACCAGTGAACGGCGCTGGAGGTATTGCTCCTTTGGTTTACAGCATAAGCCCTTCATTACCTGCAACAATGACATTAAATGTCAACACTGGACTCGTTGGCGGTAAACCTAATTCTTTGTTGACAGCTACATCTTTTACTGTTATTGTGTCTGACAGTGTAGGGTCTTCAAATTCTTCCACATTCTTGTTAACTGTAATAGATCCTCCGCCAGTTAACACTGTGTTGAGTACTGCGTCAGTTGAGCTAGTTATAAGTCAAACGATCACACCCGTTATTCCAGTTACTGCCACAGGCGGCGATGGTACACTAGTATTTTCTATCAGCCCGAGTTTGCCAACTGGTTTACAATTTGCCAGCAGCACAGGAAGAATAACAGGAACACCTGTTGCACTATTAACTTCTACTAATTTTACTGTTACAGTAACTGATAGTTTATCGCAAACCAGCAGTAACACTTTTAGTCTATCTGTAATCGCACAACCGTTAGTTGCCGTAGTTAATAATCCAACTATTGTATTGACAGAGTATGTTCAAATTACAGCAGTCAGCCCTGTCACTGCTACAGGCGGCACTGGATCTAAAACATATAGCATTAGTCCTTCGCTTCCTATCGGATTGACATTTAACACCGCCAGCGGACAAATTACAGGAACCCCTACTACTGAATCCTCAGCAACTTATACAGTAACTGCATTGGACAGTGTGGGCATAACTGCGTCGGCTAACTTTAACTTAGTAGTAAATGATGCTGTTCCTCCGTCGTTAGTTGCTGCACCGCAAAACAGCGATGTTGCTTTAGAATTAAACGCTGAAACAGAATTTCAGCCAGTGATCGTGTCCGGGGGCTTTGGTGCAGTTACTTATTCTATCAGTCCTAATCTTCCTGCAGGTCTAAGTTTCAACACTGCTACAGGATTTATCACTGGTATTCCTACTGTACTGACGAATTCTGCTGCTTTTACTGTGACAGTGCAAGACACAGTTCCACAAACAGCATCAGCAACGTTTAATTTAATTGTTGTGTTTACACCTGTTGCCGGCGGCAAGGGCTTTACGGGTAGTAAAGGTTATACAGGCAGTATTGGATTTACAGGTAGTCAAGGCATTACAGGTTTCACTGGTAGTCAGGGTATTGCCGGCGATTTAGGTTACACAGGTAGTCAAGGAGTTGGATTTACAGGTAGTCGAGGCGAATCTGGATTTGTGGGATCAGTTGGATACACTGGCAGTATTGGATTTACTGGTAGCCAAGGAGCTGGATTTACAGGTAGTCAAGGTGAAACTGGATTTGTGGGATCAGTTGGATACACCGGCAGTCAAGGAACCGGATTCACAGGTAGTCAAGGTGAAACTGGATTTGTGGGATCAGTTGGATTTATTGGCAGTATTGGATACACCGGCAGTCAAGGATCTGGATTTACCGGTAGTCAAGGTGAAACTGGATTTACCGGAAGTAAGGGCGATCTAGGATACACTGGTAGCCAAGGTATCCCGGGTGAATATGCTGCTGTTGGTTACACTGGTAGCGCCGGATCAGGATCTTCTATTAAAATTGTCGATCAAACAACTACTATAACTAACACCGTTACAAGTATCACATTCTTAGGGGACGGAGTGTCTGCTGTGTCAAGTGGCACAGGAGCCGTCGTAGTTACTATATCGGGTGGCAGCGGCGCATCCGGTAATTACGATGGCGGGACTCCGGACTCAAATCATGTGGGCATTACTGCCTTAGATGCAGGCTACATTGTTTAGAATAAATATCCTGTCAACTGGAATATATAAAAATGGCAATACAGATTCAATTTAAAAGGGGGACAGCAGCGGAATGGGCTAGCGTTAACCCTGCCCTAGCTGTAGCCGAAATGGGTATAGAAACAGATACTGATCTGTTTAAAATAGGTAACGGCCAGGACAACTGGCTAGATTTAGACTACGGCGGGATTCGCGGCTATACAGGTAGTGTAGGTTATGCAGGTAGCGTGGGCAACATTGCAGTCGATAATGTTCTGTATGTTAGTGAAAGCGGCAACGATGCAAATTCTGGAACTGCACTAAATTTAAGCAAAAGAACTATCAAAGCAGCGTTAGCTATTGCTACTCGCGGTACTACAGTTTTTGTCAAGAGCGGGGACTACACTGAAGCAAATCCTATCACAGTACCAGATTTTGTATCTGTAATTGGTGATAATTTAAGATCTGTTACAGTTCGTCCACAAACTCCCACTAACGACTTATTCTACGTAAACAATGGATCTTACCTAGCACACATGACATTTAAGGATCATGTAAGCCCCTCCGCAGCAGTGGCATTTGATCCGGACGGTAGTGCAGGTGTTATATCTACTAGTCCATATGTGCAAAACTGCACCAGTATGACCAGCAGCGGTACTGGTATGCGTGTTGACGGGGATCATGCACTGGGTACAAAGAGTATGATGGTTGATGCGTTCACGCAGTATAACCAGGGCGGCATCGGCATACATATGTTAAACAGTGGATATGCATCTTTAGTGTCAGTGTTTACCATTTGCTGCGATGTGGGATTTTTGTGTGAAACAGGCGGATTCTGTTCTATTACCAACAGTAACAGCAGTTTCGGTAACTATGCATTAAAAGCAGTAGGAGTAAGTCCCGCAAAATACACAGGCAAGGTAGTCAGCACATCTAGTGGTAGAACAATTACTATTGATAATTTAAGTATTAAACCATCCGTGGGAGATGCTATCAGTTTCGGTACTAGTACATACTATACCATTGTCAGTGCAACTGCATTTAAAACGGGCAACACAGACATTGTCTATCCTATATTAACAGCAGAAGATGCAGGTTTAAGAAATTCTAGACAAGTTATACTCAACGAAAAGCCAAAATTACAGGTGATGACTATTAATCATGTTCTTGAAACATTTCCAGGATTTGATTTTAATCAATTCAAGTGCAGTAGAGACGTAGGTGACATTTTAAATGCTGTGGCATACGACATGGTGTTAAACACTAACTATCAAACTGTGAAAGCAGGCACGAGTTATTATAGAGCAGCAAGTTTAGTAGTCGTAGAAGATCAATTAACTGAAACATTAAGTGCTATCAGTTTCTTAAAAACCAAGACACTGGCTTTATTAACTCCGGCAACTACTGCCTATACACGCACATCTAATCTGTTTGATATATTATTAAACATATTAGAGAATGGCGAATCGGCAGCGCCTGCACTGGCTTATAATACACCAACAGGTGCAAGTACTTCTACTGTTAATGCAGTTACTTTACTTCAGTCTAATAGAGCATTCATTGCAGAAGAAACTATAGCCTATATTGCTGATGAATATCCTTCTCTTGTCTACAATACAGGCACCTGCAAGAGAGATGTAGGATATATTATAGATGCAGTAAGTTACGATGTATTATACGGGGGCAATAGTCAGACTGCCGATGCTGCCGATTCCTACTACGACGGAGCAGTGTTTAGAATACCATTAGAAGAAAAACCTGCTACTATTGCAGCATATGATTTTATCAGTACAATTGTAGATGATTGTATATTAGCAACAGCCGTTACTCCATTGCAGTCTAGTGTAGTGCAGAATACTAGTACCACAGCAGGAACATCTACTGAATCAGCAAGAGCACAGGCATTAGTAGCAATCGTATCTAACATATTAGAAAACGCTTACTCGAGCACAGTTACCTTACAGTCGTCAGTTAGTCCGGCTGTTGCGGACAACACTGTGGTATCATTCCATCAATACAGTCAAATACAGAGTTCGGCACACAACTTTGAATGGATTGGTGCAGGTATAAACATCAATTCGGCCTTGCCCTATCTAGGCGGTGAACCCAACAGTGATAATCAAGCAGTGGCATTAGATGGGGGGAAAGTCTACTATACCGGTACAGACCAGCAGGGAGATTTCCGTATTGGTAATGACCTGGTTATAAATAACAGCATAGGAACAATATCTGGTAGAACATTTACCAAGAGTCTGTTCGCAGTAATGACGCCATATATACTGGCAATAGGATCCTAAAAAATGGCAACGCTACCCTTAAATTCGTTTAAAACTATGGCATTCGAGTTAACAACATCGACGCAGACAATATATGAAACGCCGGCTGATATTACTACCATCGTACTAGGCGCTCAGGCAAACAACATAGGTAATGACCCAGTTACTGTTAGATTTACCTTGATTAAAAATGATACAAATTTTGTCATGTTAAAAGATTTTGAAATCCCTGTTAATGATGCGGCTGAAGTAACTACAGGTAAATTGGTAATCGAAACAGGTTCATCTGTTACTGCCAGCGCCGGTGCCAATAACAGTGTAAATTTAATTCTAAGTATTCTAGAAACAAGCAATGAGTAAGAGCAGACTCTTCAGCGGTAAGATAAAAAAGTTAAGCGGAGGGCAACTCTCCGTTGATCGCTACGAATATTTAGATGTAAGTCAAGCGGAACCTGACTTGGGTCTACCCAACGATGACAATTCTGTATTATTAGGTAGTATCGATGGTTTAAGATATTGGTCACAAACATTAACTAATCTAACTTTAGATTTTGTTACAATAACTACAGGAACTGTAAGCGGTATCCTATCAATAGTCAATGACACAGAATCTACTAGCACTACAACGGGTGCATTGGTTATTTCTGGCGGCCTAGGAGTCGGTGGCAATATATACTTTGGCGGTGACCTATATCAGAATGGAACGTTATTCACTAGTGGAATAAATGCCAATTCTACTATAACTGCTGCCAGCATAGTGTTGACAACTGCAACACAGTCAACATCAACTGTTACGGGCTCATTAGTAGTAGCAGGCGGAGTGGGCATCGGCGGAAACCTATATGTAGGTGGTGAGATTGTTGCTGAAAAGTTAACAATACAGCTGACTACAATTACTACAACATCTATTGTCACTGATGATGTATTCACAGTGGACAATGATACTAACTCCGTATCAACAGAAACTGGTGCGTTAGTAGTTGCCGGTGGCGCGGGCATTGGTAAGGATCTACAAATTGCCGGAGAGATATTCAGAAATGGAATCAGTGTAGGCTACGGATATACTGGATCTAGAGGCTATGACGGATCACAAGGGTATACTGGTAGTCAAGGCGATACGGGATATACAGGTAGCCAAGGAGACCCGGGTACAGACGGTACTAATGGCTCAGATGGCGCTGATGGTTATACTGGCAGTCAGGGAGATATTGGCTATACTGGTAGTCAGGGATTTACTGGTAGTCAGGGATTTACTGGTAGTCAGGGGTTCACTGGTAGTCAAGGTTATACAGGTAGTCAAGGAGATATTGGCTATACCGGAAGTCAAGGATTTACTGGTAGTCAAGGTTATACAGGTAGTCAAGGAGATATTGGCTATACCGGAAGTCAAGGATTTACTGGCAGTGTTGGATTTGTGGGTAGTCAAGGAGATATTGGCTATACCGGGAGTCAAGGATTTACTGGCAGTGTTGGATTTGTGGGTAGTCAAGGAGATATTGGCTATACCGGAAGTCAAGGATTTACTGGCAGTCAAGGTTATACAGGTAGTCAAGGAGATATTGGCTATACTGGATCACAAGGAGTCGGATTCACTGGTTCGGCAAGCACTGTTATTGGATATACTGGTAGTCAAGGATATACTGGTAGTCAAGGAAATGACGGAACTTCTGTGGCTATCGTTGGGTCTACTTCTACTTACACTGCGTTACCTGATCCTTATTCAGGCAATATAGGCGACGGATACATTACAACAGACAATGGATATCTTAATGTTTGGACTGGTTCAACATGGAATGCAGTTGGCAGCATTGTTGGGCCGCAGGGGGATATTGGCTATACCGGTAGTCAGGGATTTACTGGCAGTGTTGGATTTGTGGGAAGTCAAGGATTCACTGGTAGTCAGGGAGTTGGATTCACTGGTAGTCAAGGTATTAATGGATATGACGGAAGTCAAGGATTCACTGGTAGTCAGGGAGTTGGATTCACTGGTAGTCAAGGTATTAATGGATTTGTGGGTAGTCAAGGATTCACTGGTAGTCAGGGAGTTGGATTCACTGGTAGTCAAGGAGTCGGATTCACTGGTAGTCGAGGAGCAGTAGTAGCAACAATATCTGCGACGCCACCAGTCACACCATCATTAGGTGATGTTTGGATTGATACTGACACGGGCATACAATATTTTTATATAGATGACGGCAATTCTACTCAGTGGGTAGAGTTCAGTAATCCAGGTACTCTTGGATTTACTGGAAGTGTAGGGACAGGCAGCGGGGGCGGCTTAACCGCTTCACAAGTTTATGGACTAGGCACAGTGTTTAGTTTTGGAGGATAACATGGCAACACCAAATTTATTAAGTTTAACAACAATTACACCAAAAACCGCAGTTCAATCAATAACAACTGCCGCAACTGCTATTGTTACCAACAGCACTGCCAGCAACACTGTGTTGAAAATCAGCGCATTATACATTAGTAATGTGGATGGTACAAATAATGAATCCGTCACTGTAGATGTGTTTAGAAGCAGTGTTGCATATCACATTGCCAAAACTGTAGTTGTACCTGCTGATGCAACACTAGATGTAATTAATAAATCAATTTATCTAGAAGAAGGTGATACATTGAGATTGACTGCTGGGGTCAATTCTCGTCTACAGGCAGTGTGCTCATATGAGGAAATTCAGTAATGGGCAGGAATAATGGCGGCCTTATAGGTTCGTTGAATACACCAGATCCTCTGCTAGGATCTTCAGGTATATGGTCTATTAGTGAACAACAGCAAAACTTTAATAGATGGCCACCGGGGTTTATCGTATCTGAAGTTGAATATCTAGTTGTTGCTGGCGGCGGCGGCGGCAGCAATTATGGTGGTGGTGGCGCAGGAGGATTTAGAACCGGAACTTTAAGTATTGCAAGTCAAGTAAGTTATACAATAACAGTAGGTGCAGGAGGTAGTGGCGGCACTACTGCTGCAAGCGGAGTGAACTCTGTGTTTTCTTCTATAACTTCTACCGGTGGAGGTAGAGGTGGTGTTAGCAATGCCGGAGCAGGTGCTGCGGGTGGTTCAGGAGGAGGTGGCTCCTATACTAGTGGAGCTGCCGGCGACGGTAATACCCCGTCTACAACTCCGTCTCAAGGTAGTAATGGTGGACAAGGAGGTCCCGGTAGCCCACAGTTTTCAGCTGGTGGTGGTGGTGGAGCAGGTGGTACTGGATTTGCCGGCAATACTACTGGCGGCGGCGCTGGCGGCGCAGGAACATCATCGGCTATTTCAGGAAATGCCGTAACCTATGCAGGCGGCGGAGGCGGCGGACATTTTGCTGGAACGGCTGGCTTTTTTCCTGCAGGAGGCGCTGGCGGTGGTGGCCAAGGTGGTAGAGCTAGCGGCGGGTTTGCCCCGGGAACTTCTAATACAGGTGGTGGCGGCGGTGGCGCCGGCAACACTACCAGTGCTGGCGGTGGTGGTGGATCTGGCATTGTCATCATTCGCTATCCAGACAGATTCAATGCAGCATCAGCCACAACAGGAAGCCCTACAATTACCACAGTTGGTGGATTTAGAATCTATACCTTCACCGGGTCCGGTAGCATAACATTCTAAAAAGTAACAATCAGTTATCAAACAACAGATAAGTATACAATATTATGTCATTAAATTTTCCATCATCACCGGCCCTCGACGCTCTCTATACTCTAGGAACTAGAACATGGAAGTTTAATGGCGAGGGCTGGGAAGTTGTTCCACCCCAGGGAGAATTGGGATATACTGGTTCAAAGGGTGATATTGGATATACAGGTAGTCAAGGCAGCAGCGCATCAATAAATTTTGTAACTAGAAATTACACAGGTAATGGTAGTAATACAACCTTTACCATTACGAACGGATTGACTGTAAACAGTGTGTTTGTATTTGAAAACGGTATTATGCAGTTTCCCACAACTGATTATACTGTTAGTGGCACAAACTTAATATTTGTCACAGCACCTACAACAAATATGGCCATACAGATAAGAGAAATAATCATTAGTGGCTCTGGTGGCTCTGGTGGATCCGGCGGAACTAGCAACGCAGCAATAGCAGGATACAATTTAGTCTTTGGAGGATAATATGACAGCACCAAACTTAATCGGCGCAACAACAATTACAGGTAAGACCACCGGAACTAGTCTTACCACAACATCAACTACTACAGTGTTGAATAATCCATCAGATAGTGGAAAATGTTTGAAAGTCAACACATTGAACGTGGCAAATTATGGAGCCACAGCAACCAATGTAACTGTAAGTTGGTATAATACTGCAAGCATAGGAGGTGCTGCGTTTGCAATTATAAGTAATGCAGCGGTGCCGGCGGGAGCAACATTGAACGTTATTGACAAAACTAGTCAGTACTATTTAGAAGAAAACAATAGTCTAGGCGCTGCGGCGGCGACAGGAAATTCATTGATAGTTACTTGTAGTTATGAGGATATAAGTTAACATGGTAAAACGGTACCTTGGCGGAATAATATCGGCTACACCCCCAACTATTAGCGCAGTAGCGGCGATAAATGGAGTTTTTAATGTTACTCAGCAAATGCAGGCTAGACAAACTAATACCTGGCCGCCGCTGTTTCGTATACCTGTTGATGATATACTTATAGTCGGAGGGGGTGGAGCGGGCGGTGCCGGAGCAAATAATGCACGTGGCGGCGGAGGTGGCGGCGGCGGCGCATACTTAACATTGTCTTCTCAGAATTTTGAGATTGGCCAAACCTATATCATCACAGTAGGCGGCGGCGGCACAATTGGAGGCGTGGCCAGTAGAACTCAAACCAACGGAGGTAATAGCAGTATTACAACAGCAGGAGCAGTTGCGTATTCTGTCACAGCCAATGGAGGAGGTTTTGGTGGAACTGCCGGTGGTACTGGCTCTAGTTATGCTGCAACTCGTGCCGGAAATAGTTCCGGAAATGGGTCTGGAGGCGGTGGCGCCAACTCCAGTGGCGCTGCTGGTGCAGGCGGAGTTTACGGTAGAAACGGTGGATCTACAGCAGAAACTGGCACCAGCGGCGGCGGCGGCGCAGGTGGTGGTGGAGCTGGCGGCGTGGGCGCAAACGGTGCTGGTATAGTGCTGGCCGCCGGAGGTGCAGGGTTATCTAATGGTATTAGGGGCTCTGCTGTAACTTATTCACCAGGTGGCCAAGGCGCTCCAACCGCCGCAGGTAATAGACCAGTTGCTGGCGATGCAAACACGGGTGGTGGCGGTGGTGGTGGTGGCACAGGTTCGACAGGTACCGCCGGTTCGTCCGGAGTTGTGGTACTTAGATACTCAAGTGCGTACCCGGCGGCCACATCTACTACTGGTGGTCCAACTATTACATTATTGAACGGTTTTAGAATCTACTCCTTCATTGGCTCAGGCTCTATTACATTTTAAATATTAAAGGAAAAGATATGGCACATTTTGCCCAACTAGATGAAAATAATTCAGTAATTCAAGTAATCGTAGTAAACAACGATGTTTTATTGGATGCTAACGGTAATGAAAGTGAACAATTGGGTCAAGAATTTTGTACACAGTTATTGGGTGGAAATTGGGTTCAAACCAGTTACAATGCTAATTTTAGAAAAAATTATGCGGGCACGGGCCATACATATGATCTAGAATTAGACGCATTTATACCTCCCAGTCCCTATCCAAGTTGGGTTCTTGACACAGATACCAGCCAATGGACTGCTCCAGTACCGTATCCAACTGACGGTGAAACATATACATGGGACGAAGATACACAATCTTGGATTCTACTCACGCTGTCTTGAAACGTTATTTGATCAAAATTTAAATAAATGACTACTCAAATATCATCGAACAATATTCAGCCCAGTACATTGGATATTATATATATATCTGGCCCTAAAATTACCAGCGTGCAGGTTGCTAATGGTTCTTATATTGCAACAGGCGGAACCACAATAGGCACAACAGGTGGGTTTGCAATCATCAACGGATCTAATTTTTCAAGTAACATCAATGTTGTGATAGGTACAGCACTGGCCAGCACAGTTACATTTGTAAGCTCTGTTAGAATAAATATTCAAGTACCTGCACTAGCTGTGGGAAATTACATTGTTTATGTCACAACCACTGACAATGGAAAAGTTGCAGTAAAACCGAATGGAATAACAATAGTATAACTATGCCTACTCAAATTAGTCAAGACAACATACAACCTGCAACATTAGCCGCGTTGGGCGGCCCTACGTTAACCAACGTACAAATAACAGATGCCAGTTATGCTATTATTGATGATACCGCTGTATTACTATCCGGTGGTTACATAAAACTCACAGGAACTAAGTTTGTTTCAGGATGTCAAGTTATTTTAGGCAGTGCAAACGCAACATCAGTTACATTTGTAAATAGTACTACCCTAAATGTACAGGTTCCTGCACAGGTTGCGGGTACATATGTAGTGTATGTAGTCAATCCCGATGGTGGAGTCGCAATACGAGTTAATGGGTTAACCTATAGTGGAAACCCTACTTGGGTAACAGGTAGTACATTGCCCGATCAACCGGCAAATACTGCCATCTCTATACAACTAGAAACAACCGGAGATTCACCACTAACATATGCGGTTCAAGCCGGTAGTAGTTTACCGAGCGGTGTTTCATTGTCCAGCAGTGGATTAATTACTGGATTAGTTGCAGTGGGTGTTGAAACACTTTATAATTTTACTATAGAAGCAATTGATGTGGAATTACAAGAAAGCCCCAGAGCCTTTACTGTTACTATAACGATCGCTGACCCTTTCTTTAAAAATGTCACTACATTGATTAGTGCAAATTCCCCTGCAACTAGTGTATTTGTCGACGATGCAAGTACAAACAACTTCCCAGTATCTATATTTGGCGATACTAGACCAAATAACTTCGGTCCATATACACCTGGATATTACAGTAATTTCTTTGATGGTACTGGTGATTTTATATCTAATCCGGGAAATGTAGCATTTAACCTAAGCTCCGGGTCGTGGACTGTTGAATGTTGGTTTTATCAAACAAGCTCAAAACAAGTTCAATTAATTTCATCAGGCGCCGCAAGATGGCGACTTGATGTAAACACATCTCAACAAGTGACTTGGTTATTTAATACTGGCAGTAGTCAACTATCAAACAATACTGCTCCTTTGAACCAGTGGAATCATGTTGCCATGTGTTACGACGGAACAACAAATATACTGTACTTAAACGGTGTAGCGCAAACAGCTACTGGCGCACTTGTCCCGGGCTCCGATAATGCAAGTACATTTTACATTGGTAGAAATCCAGATGCAGGCAGTGGATGGGACTTCAACGGATATATTTCTAATGTAAGAATAGTCAAAGGTTCTGCTGTTTATACAGCTAACTTTACACCGCCTACGGTACCACTAACTGCTATTGCAGGTACTACTTTATTAACTTGTCAGAGCAATAGATTTATTGATAACAGTACAAACAATTTTGCACTAACAGTAAATGGAAATTTGGCTATATCAGGGTTTGATCCGTTTGTACCCAATACTAGTTATAGTGGATACGGCAGTACTTACTTTGATGGTACTGGGGACTTTTTAACGGCACAATCAATGACGCTCGGAACTAGTGCCTTTACTATAGAGTTTTGGGCTTATCCTACATCAATACCAACAAACGCTATTATATTTGGTACCACTACAAACGGAGGTATACAATTACAAACAGATAGCGGTGGAAATTTAAATATTGGTACATACGGCGTAGGCAATACTATAGCAACATCGGGAAGTCCGTTTGTTACAAATAGATGGTTACATATTGTGGCTGTAAGAAGTGGAACAGGTGCAAACCAAACAAGTATATTTTTTAACGGTGTTCGTAATGTCAATGGTACAGTCAGCACAAATTATGTAGCAGGACCAGCAACTATAGGCGGTGCAGCTTCACAGATGTTTTTTGGTTATATTAGTAATTTTAGAGTTGTTATAGGTACAGCAGTTTACGATCCGACACAAACTACATTAACTGTACCTACTGAACCACTAACTGCTATCGCAGGTACAAGTTTATTGACTTGCCAAACCAATCAACCAGTCAACAACAATGTGTTCATTGACAACAGCACTAACAATTTCTTGATAACAAGAAATGGTAATACTACACAAGGAACATTCAGTCCCTACGGTGGTGGATGGAGCAACTACTTTGATGGTACTGGCGATTATTTAAGTATTCCGGACAACGCTGCGTTCACATTGGGCACTAATGACTTTACTTTTGAATGCTGGGTGTATCCAACTTCTATTACTTCAGGAAATAATAATATATTGGCACAATGGGGTACCGGTAATGCATGGATCTTTAGATATGTTGCTGCTGGTCGACTACAATTTTCAGGGGCTGCTACCAATGTAACAGGAACTACCACTGCGGTAGTCATCAACCAATGGAATCACGTTGCAATTACACGATCCAGCAGTACTGTTAGATTGTTTGTGAACGGAGTATTAGATGCAACTACCGGCACAATAGGAGCACTAACCGACGGTGCAAGCCAAGTGACTGTTGGAGCATATTCAGACGGAACATCTGAATATGTTACCGGTTATATTAGTAATTTAAGGTTAGTCAAAGGCACCGCACTTTATACCGCTAACTTTACACCAAGCACCGCCCCACTGCAACCCATAGCTGGAACAAGTTTGTTGACCTGTGCTCGCAATCGACTCGTCGATGCCAGCCCCAACAACTTTGCCGTCACCAAGGCGGGTGATGTCAGTGTGCAAAAGTTCAGTCCTTTTACAGAAACCTCATTACCTACACCTTATTATAGCAACTACTTTGATGGTACTGGGGATTATTTAACTGTACCATCAAATGCTGCATTTAATATCACTTCGGGTAGCACAGATTCTTTTAGTTGCGAGCTTTGGGTAAACTTTGCTACTGTTAGTGCCAACCGAACTATCATTGACAACGGCGGATTAGATACTGTCTCTTTTTCAAACTGGGCAATATATTTAAATGCATCTAGTCAAATTGCTATAAATTGGGGAGCTTCTGGTGCACCTGGCAGCTCGGGGATCGGCGTTCTTCCTTCTAGTACCGTTCCTGTTGCAGGTCAGTGGTATCACTTGGCATTGGTCAAAACAAATGCAGACTGGGCTTTGTTCATCAATGGCACTAGGGCAACATCTTTCAACGGATTGAACACTGCTGCAAAAACCAGTGCCAGTGCTTTATATATTGGTTTTGGCATCATTGCTGGGGGCGGAGGCCATGTGGGGTATATTAGTAACGTTAGGATTTATAATGGTGCTACTGGTTCTGCTCCCTACGCTGCTACATCTACTACGATAACAGTACCTACTGAACCACTAACTGCTATCGCAGGTACAAGTTTATTGACTTGCCAATCTAATACTTTCATAGATAACAGTACAAACAATTTTGCAATAACTGCGGTTGGTAACACGATACCATCCCAATTCGCACCATTCAACGTCGCTTACACTACTAGACAACGTTATACACCACAAGTGTTTGGCGGTAGTTCACGCTTTGATGGTACCAATGATTGGATTGGTTCTGCTCAGACCAATACCACATCCGTAATGAATTTTGCTTCCGGTCAAGACTTCACTATGGAGTTATGGGTTTACTCAACTAGCGGTTTGGCAGATTACACAATAGCAAACTACGGCACTTACAAAGAAGCATATAACAGTGAGCGGGTTATTTGGATTACTAACAAAAGCGCAAGTATCTTTATCAGCGGCGGCAGTAATACGAGCTCTGTACAATATACCGCGCTATTTCCGTCGTCGGCTACTTTATCAACTAATAGCTGGAACCACATTGCGCTAGTTCGTTCGAGTAATTTTATTAAAGTGTATGTAAATGGAGTAGGAGGAACAGCGGTCAGCGCACCTGGTGCAGCACAACCATTGAGTAGTCGATATGATTTAGCTGGACCTAACGGATTATGGTTAGGCGTTAATTCAACCAATTGGACTGCTTTTAACCCAGTAGGTGTTACTGGTTACATCAGCGATTTTAGATATGTCAAAGGTACCGCACTCTACACCTCAAATTTCGTACCACAAAACACACCATTAACAGCAGTTAGAAACACTGTATTATTGATCAACGGAACCGGTGCTGGTGTCTATGACAGTTCGGGAATGAACAATTATGAAACTGTGGGTGATGCTAAAATTGACACCACAGTAGTTAAATTCACCGGCACAGAAAGCGTGAAGTTTGACGGTAATGGGGATAGTTTGACTTATATAGGCGGTGCCTCTATAAATTTTGGTACAGGCGACTTTACTATAGAACTTTGGGTAAACATGGCAAACACTAGTACATTTTCTTCGTTTTTACGACCTGACGATGGAGGATCGGTAGTGTCATTTGGTTACGATTGGAGCACCACCCAACTGAAGCTTGACGCAAGAAACGCGGTTATATTAAATGTGACGACCACAGCAGTAGTAGCAAATACTTGGACTCATATAGCAGCTACCAGATCAGGCACATCACTGAGATTATTTGTTAACGGAACACAAGTTGGCTCCACTACTTCTAATTCAACTAATTTTGCATCTGCTACCGGTCTTATATATATAGGTGGCAGTAGCTTTAGTGCTGCTCATAGTGTCAATGGTTATATTAGTGACTTTAGAATCACCCTAGGTATTGCCCGTTACACTGCTAACTTTACACCACCTACAGGTGTTTCCCTGACTCAGTAACAGCGAAATACTATAGAAAAAGGACCTTCGGGTCCTTTTTCATTACTTACTATATTATGTTTGGGCTATGCCCTAATATTATTATTATAAAATTATTTCTTAGCACCAGCATTGACAAAACTATACATTTTTTCCGCTGTCTCAAGAACTTTTTCAAGTCCTGGAAACTCTGGCATACCAACTTTGGTAACGATCTGACCAGTCTTCTCGTCACGAGTAGCAGTCATTTCCCAACCTTGAAATTTGGAATGAAATTCTTCGCTTACTAGTCCCTTTGCCATATCTAGGATATCTGTACGGATTTCGTATCCGTTTTTGTTGAATTTAACTTCTGGCAATTTTGGGGTTTCAAAACTTTGGAGGCCAGGCTGGTGATTATTTGAACGGATACATTAGTGACTTCAGAATTACCAATGGTGTAGCACGTTACACTGCTAACTTCACGGCACCTGCAGGTCCTTTCCAAACTTCTTAACTTTACAGCACTGACAGAGTCTTACCTAGATTATTAAAAGATTAATTTCACGAGCATTATCCGATCAATGAGTAAAAATCAATATCATTGACCCTACTAAGATATACTGTATAATTAATAGCATGAAGCTAGCTATTATAGATATTATCGGCATCCCATACGACGGAACTACGGTATTCAAACAAGGACTAGGAGGCAGCGAAAGTGCTGTTATCCTAATGAGTAGGGAACTCGCACAAATTGGATTTGATGTTACAGTGTTCAATAACTGTAACATTGATCATGCAGTACCTGGCAAGTACGACACAGTAACTTATAGGCCACTTACAGATCTAGCTAACAATCACGAGTTTGATATTGTTATAAGCAGTCGCACAATTATTCCATTCACTGATCCGAAAGATTATCCGAGATTAAACGATAATCGCAGTGTACCATTCATGTCTATGAATCTATACGACAGGATTATCAGTAAAGCTAAAATGCGAGTATTGTGGATGCACGACACATTCTGTCTAGGCGATAACTTGATCGAAGAGCTTGCTGTTGCAGATAGAATTACAGACATCTTTACACTAAGCGATTTCCACCTAACCTATGTTACTAACTGTCATCATGGCCGCAGACGAAACTTCGAAGTACTAAAGCGTAAGATGTTCATCACACGTAACGGTGTACGCATCTATAATCGCGAAGTGGATATCAAAGCCAAAGATAAGAATTTGTTTGTTTATAATGCATCAGTGACCAAAGGAATGATTCCGCTGGTTAAAATGATCTGGCCACATGTCAAGCGACATATACCTGAAGCTAAACTAAAAGTCATAGGCGGCTACTATAGATTTAGCACAAATGCAGAACCTGATCAACAAGAAAAAGATTGGCGCGAGATGGCTGCTGATCCGCAGCTAGCAGCACAAGGTATAGAATTTACAGGTGTTATACCGCAGAAAGAAATTGCCGATATACTAACTACTGCTAACTTCATGCTGTATCCGGCAGCGTTTCCGGAAACCTACGGCATTTCATCAATGGAGAGTTTATGCTACAACACTCCTATCATAACTTGCCGCTTTGGTGCATTAGAAGAAATTGCAGTGGCAGGTGCTTGTTACTTAATTGACTATGCTATTGAACCCAATGGACTGTTTCCGGATATCAGTGTACCAACACAGGTTGAACAGTTTGTCAAGACCACGGTAGAAGCATATCGTAATCCGTATCTACATCAACAGAAACAATACTATTGCAACATTGTTAAAGACATTGCGGGTTGGGACAGTGTAGCACTGCAATGGAAGCAGCATTTTTATAAAAAGACAGGACATTATCTAAGCAGCAGTGACTATCGTGCTGTTAGCAAAATCAACCACAGACTGCACAAGATTTACAATCGCAAGTTTCATAATACAGTTGAATTAGAAGATTACAAGCCGGGAACAGAGCAACCTATTGTGGTTGTTAGCACATTCTACAATTGCAAAAATTATATTGCACGTTGCATCAACAGTATTGCTACACAAGACTACGACAACTATCGATGTATTTTGGTAGACGATGCAAGTACTGATAATACACTGGAAGCATTGTACACTGCACTGTCAGCCTATCCTGCACACATTCGAGCCAAGTTTGAAGTTATTGAAAATCAAAATAACGTAGGCGCAGTAAAAAATCAAATAGATACATTTAGAAGTCTACAAGATCCCAATGCTATTGTAATGATACTCGACGGTGACGACAGTCTAGTTAATGACAACACTGTGTTCAGCTACTATAACAATGTGTATGACGGCACAACAGAATTTACCTACGGTAGTTGCTGGTCAATGGTTGATAATATTCCATTGATTAGTCAGCCTTATCCCGAGCACGTAAAGAACAGCAAAGAATACAGGAATCATCACTTTAATTGGATCTTACCTTACACACACCTACGCACATTTAAACAACAGTTAATTGACGGTCTAGACGATAGCCTATTCCAAGATGACACAGGTGCATGGTATAAGGCAGGCGGTGACGGCAGTATTTTCTATGCACTAATCGAAAATGCTGATCCTAGTAAAGTTAAATGTCTACAAGATATTGTATATAATTACAATGATGTTAATCCACTCAACGATTACAAAGTAAATGCTATTGAACAAAACGTAGCAGCTAAATCTATTATTAAAAAAATGAATCCATCTAAAAAAAAGATTCTCATAGCAATTCCAACAGCTCGTAATATTGAACCGGAAACTTTTAAAAGTATCTATGACTTAATCATCCCCGAGGGCTACGAAGCAACGTTCCAATATTTTTACGGATACAATATTGATCAGGTACGCAACTTGATTGCCGACTGGGTAGTAAAAGGATTTGATTATCTATTCAGTGTAGATAGTGATATTAGCTTCCCTCCTAACACACTGTCAAAGTTGCTATCGCACGATAAGGATGTTGTCAGCGGTTTATACATACAACGTAAACCTGGATTACATATTTTAGAAATATATGAACACAATCAGAATGGCGGAGTAAGCAATATGCCGTATGAAAAGCTAAAGGGTAGACCTTTAGTTGAAATTGCCGGCTGTGGATTTGGTTGTGCTCTAGTCAAAGCAGAAGTTATGTGTGAAATAGGTTATCCACAATTTAAGTATTATAGTGCTATCGATCATAGGAACACTGTTTCAGAAGATGTAGATTTCTGTCGCAAGGCCCGGGACAAAGGATTTAAAATTTGGGCAGATCCCAGTGTGTTATGCAGCCATACTGGCAGCTTTACTTTTAATGTAGATAATGCCATTACTGCTGCCCCAGATGTAACACCGTTTAACATACAGGATCGTTTACGGGAGTTAGGAAGTCAACGACTGATTCCTCGTAACCATGTAGATTATCTTGCCAAACTCAAGAATGAAGGGTTTGAACCAAAGGTTATATACGATATCGGTGCATGTGTTCTGCACTGGACTAACGAAGCACAACGTATTTGGGATCGAGCAAAGTATGTTGTATTTGAAGCAATGGACAGTAGCGAGTTCCTATATAAAGAACGTAATTTGCAATATCATATGGGTGTGCTAAGTGACCAGAGTGGCAAAGAAGTTGACTTCTATCAAAATGATGTACATCCGGGTGGCAACAGTTATTACAAAGAAAACGAAGAAGTAAATCCCGAAACAGTCAACTACTTTAACGAAACACATCGTCGTAGGCTAAAGACAGTGACCCTAGATGCTGTACGCCGCCTTAAAAACTTTCCTCCCCCAGATATGATTAAAATGGATGTACAAGGTGCAGAGTTAGATGTGCTAAAGGGTGCTGTAGAAACATTATCCACAGTGAAACATGTTATTCTAGAACTACAGGTTGTAGAATACAATAAAGGTGCCCCGTTAAAAGATGATGTAATAGCATATATGGACACACAAGGGTTCGACTGTTTGGGTATCTTTAGCAACAACGGACCCGACGGTGATTATCATTTTGTTCGGCGCTAAATACTGCTATGAGAGCACGTCAGTTTATTGTTGAAGGCGCAGAGGAAAATGCCAACGTTGTGGAAATGTTTCAAAAGTTTCTACCTCTAGCTATGGAGATCCTTGAAATAGATCAGTTGCCTAAGATGCAGTTTGCCCCGGATCTAAATACAGGCGAGCAGCCCAGCTTTGGTGCATACGTGCCGAGTGAGAATATGCTGTTAGTTGCCTTAAAGAACCGTCACCCTGTTGACATACTGAGAACAGTGGCACACGAGCTGGTTCATTACAAACAAGATCAGCAAGGTGAGCTAACGGATACTAGTGGTGAAACAGGTAGTCCGCATGAAAATCAAGCACATGAGATAGCAGGAGTTATTATGCGTAACTTCAATAAACGATATCCTAACTATCTAAGAAGCAAGCCACTATAAAAAAAGGACCCGAAGGTCCTTTTTTATTTTCTAGTATATTATTTTATGGGCTATGCCCTAATATTATTATAAATTATTTCTTGGCGCCAGCGTTGACAAATGCGTACATTTTTTCTGCTGTTTCAAGAACTTTGTCTAGTCCTGGAAAAGTCGGCATTGCAACAGTACTGACGATCTGACCAGTCTTCTCGTCACGAGTAGCAGTCATTTCCCAGCCTTGAAATTTAGCATGGAAATCTTCTTGTACTAGGCTTTTTGCCATGCCTAGAATGTCTGTACGGATTTCGTAGCCGTTCTTATTAAATTTAACTTCTGGTAGCTTTGGTGTATTAAAGTCTGTCATATTTTTTTCCTGTATGTGTGTATTAAGCCTTAGTAGTGGCTTTTTCTTTAGTCTGTGGAAATGCCTTGTTGGCAAAAGAATCCACGGAATACTTGGCAAGATCAGCGAAGTTCTTAGACAACATCTTGGCAAATGTAGTCTGAGCATCGATGTATTGGTGTGCCGCTTTGTTCAATGTAGGATCAGTGATGATCTTATCTGTTAAACCACGCTTGGTAGTTTGAAACGCATCGATCTGTGCCTCGAGCGTAAAGTATGGTGCAAATGCTGAAAACATATTTTTCTCCTTGTGTGTATGTTTGTATAAGCAGTATCATTACTGCCTAAGTATTTATTATATAGATCTTGTTACGCTGTGTAAAGCGATCTGACAAAATACGATATTACTTGCCAGCCAGTAATGTCTGTGCTTCTTTGTGCATGCCTGCACGAACCATAGCAGAAGCAGCACGAGCTTGACCAATGCTTAGGCCAATTTCGTATAGAATGTTTAGTAATTTTTTCATAGATAGTTTTCCTTTTGAGAATTAAATTGTCGGACGTAAGTTTCCAACTGTGCGGCATCGGTAATGCCTTTGGTGCTTAGATATGCGTCTAAGCGGCTTTGATAACTAGATCCCGGAAACATCTCACTTAAACGTTCCATTAGTCCTAGCATAAATTCTGATATAATTTTCATATTTTTTCCTCTGTAAGTGTGGGTAGACTCATGGTTTCTACTGACTCTGTATTTATATATTAGTGTTTCTACTGAGTTAAAACAAGATAGTATTTTACCAAAATATCTATTATACTTTATTTGAAACTAAATATTGCAAAGGATACTAACTTGAAAAGAGCCACAAAAAGCCTATTAGAAGAACTAAATTCAATTACGCTTAAGAAAGACGGCGAAGCTATTGTAGAAAGTAGAGCTGCTCATGTCATTAATAGCGCAATTAATCTTTTAGCAATCATTAAGGAAAATTTCCCACCTGAGCAGGCGTATGAGTTAGAGCGGCGCCTCTTAAACAGCATCAAAGCAGGTGATCCTACTAAATTTACTAGGGGTATACGTAAGTTACGTGATAGTAAAGAAACTGCTAAAGGGTTAAAAGTTATCGAGGGTGACCTAAAAGATGACGATTAATCAGTCATTTGAGTAAATTTTTTTCAAAGAGACTAAATAAAAACATAACGAGCTCCATAGGGGAGTTCAAAAACGATTAAGGAGACCATTAAAATGGCAACATTAACAAACAAAAACGAAAAGGTAGTAGCACCTTTTTACAAGAACGGCGTAACACTACAGTTCTTCCAAATTGACTTCGGCGCAGACGTATCTGCAATGTTCGATTCTGACCCAGTTGGATTCCCAAATGCTCCACGCAGCCCAGTTGCTGTTGCTCTAGAAGCAATTGCACAAGTTGCTAGCATCGAAATTATCGGTGCAGGTGATGCAACTGGCGGTGCTGGTAATGGCCTACGTATTGCTGTTGCAGCAATCGGCGGTGCATACGGTGCTGACACATATGACGGTACAAACAGCGAAGCTTTCGCTGTTCACCTAGAAGACCTAGTTATTGCCGCTGGTACACACCAGGGTGTTAACCTTGCAAATGCTACCGTAGTTGCTTACGCACTATAATCTAATTACTTAGATAAGAGAAGGACGTTTTTTAGCGTCCTTTTTCTTTGACATAAATATCTGTAATTAAATAGGTACTTTATGCAAACCATCGAAATTCAAACACTTGTAGACATTACAGACACTAAAGTCGCTAGACCCAATCAAGGATCTGTTCTAGCACACGATCAATATCGAAACTTTACAACACTGAGACAATGTGTTGAGATTAGATCTATTATCAGCTATGACGCTAGTCCAACTGTGGAAACAGTCGACATCAAGGATCTAGGATTTGGATCACAATACAAGGGCAAACACAGGGTATGGACATTCCGATTCTATCCAGATCGTAGTGGGGCTTACATAGAAGGAAACAACGAAGTTGGCGCACTACTCGACGATGTCAACGGAGTCCCCGTTATCCAAAAATTGACAGAAACTATAAATATGGATACGGCCATGTTTGAGTTAAAAAACGCCGCCACTAAAAATACCATCATCAAGGCAATCCAAGGCAATAACTAAGTAGTAAGTTTCAGTTTTAAAAATTAAGGAGAGCCTCAATGGCAACAACAGTAGAGCGACTTGGTATAGTAGAGACCAAGGTCACTAACTTAGATGAAAAATTAGACAATCTTAAAGTCGATGTAAAAGAAATGCACGATTGTCTAGATAAAACTCGTGATGAACTAGGAGTTAAACTTGATACTATGTATCAGGCCAGTTGCCAGCAGCACGAGGAACTGGCTAAAAAAATATCTGCCATGGAAAGATTAAAAGACAGGTGGATGTATACGTTTGCCGGCGGAATGATAGTATTAGGTTGGGCAACAGCACATGCTGACACTATCTTAAAATTTATAAAATAACATGCGTATATTCGAACTTCTAGAGCAGATTCAACCAATTGGCAGTGTGGGCTCAACTGCAGGCACTCCTGGTCAGGTTCCTCAAGTTAGTCAATCATCTGCACCGACCAATACTGATAATAAGGCAACCACAAATCCCGATCAAGAAAAGATGGCCAAGTTGTTGATGCCACAGGGTATTACAAACCCGGAAGATCTAAACAATGCCACATCCGCTCTGCAAGTTGCCATGCAGAATCCTAAACAATTAAGGCCTGATCAGCAAGAGCTGTTAGGTAAACTAGTTAATCCTATGATGAAGAATCAAGGATTTGCAACTGCTCTAAAACAATTATCTGCACAAAAGCCAGGTCAGCCAATGGGACAAAAGCCTGCTACCCTGCCAGGCCAAACAACTCCTGCACAGGGAACAATGTAATATGAAAATTGCACAACTTTTAGACGGTGTTTCAATTGCACTTACAAATGAAGAACAAAAATTTGTAAAGCGTTTCCCTGAAGCCACTATCAACGCACTAGACGAGCGAGATAAATGGATTGCTCAGAACCTTGTACGCAAGGGCATCTATGAACTAAGTAATGACAGCCGATCAATTATAAAGAAATTAGATGAAAATAACTTCAGATGAAATTTATTTAAAGATTCAACAAATCAGCACTGATGTTAAGGAAACACTTAAACGTCAGGGCATTGTTGTTCCTGTAAAGAAACGTGATGGATCTATTCAAATAGGTTCGTACAGCATCAAAAAAGAAGGGTCTGGATTTTACTCCATACTGGATTTTAAAAATGAAGTTATACTTAATCGTATAAACTTACCGCAAACCGCAGCAATACAGGCCAACAGGTTAGCACTGGGCAAGTATATAGATGACAATATAATGCAGGCAGATACAAAATATGGCCATGCACATTTCGATGAAGAATTGCATACTCATTTAGCTGAGCGCAGCCTAGGTAAAAAAGACCTAGACAAAGCCGAAATGATGTACACAAAGTCAATTATTGCAAGACACAAAAAGAATCAGCACATGTTTGAAGTTAAGAAAGTCTTCGAGAAACTAATGCGGTTTAGATAAATAAATTTAACCAATTCTTTCGGAACCACTATGAAGACAACAGATTTTTCAGCTACAATTACTAGTTTTAAACTAAAGGAAAACATGAATAAAATGTTTGGCCTTAACGTTCATCTTGACAAATATGACAGAGAGCAGCTAGAAGATATGCGTAACAAACTACGCACAAGGGTGTTCCAACAAGAAGGACGTGCAGGTATTAACGATCTGCTAACTAACGAAACATACCAAAAAGACAAGGCCATGTTGGACTTGCTCAACACAAGGATTAAAGAAATGCTAGGTGAAGACATCAAAAAACTACGTGACAAAATGACAGAGCTAAGTGAAGCTAAAAAGGGCGTCAAAGCACCTAAGTACAAGATTCACTCACAGGGTACCTCTGCTAAAGACTACGACGGCGATGGCAAGAAAGAAAGCCCTAAGGACGAAGTCTGGGGTAGTCGTGCTAAAGCTGCTGCCAAGTCAGGCAAGCCATTTGAAGAAGGTAAAGGATCTAAGCCAGACTTCCTCGACATGGACAAAGACGGTAATAAAAAAGAACCGATGAAGAAAGCCGTTAAAGACAAAAAAGTCAAAGAAGGTTTCCCAACTGTTGACGATGCTAAGAAAGCAGCCGCTGGTACAGCCAGTATGAAAGCAGGCGAGAAGAAGAAGTCAAGCACAGGTGGCGAGATTACTAAAACTGCTACAGGTCTAAAGCACACAGCAGGCAAGAACTACGGTGGTAAGGATGCTCCTAAAGCACCAGACAGCGATAAGAAAGCTAAGAAGGCTATGAAAGAAAGCCAATTTAACCACAACGTTCACTTTGTAAATGAGAGCCTACAGTTCTTATTGCAAGAAGACGAAGAAGGCAAGGCCAAGGCTATCACAGCCGCAGGCGACATGGTCAATGACTTTACAAGTTGGATGCAACGTGTTGGTCAATATCAGACAAAGACAATGATTGAATTGGCTGATGCTATCAAGGCAGACTTTGGAGCACAAGAAGCAGAAGCATTCAAGGCATCCGTAGGCCCGGCACTGAGCGCAACACTAGAAGTATTGACACAACAGCGTGAAGCAGTAAGCGGCGCAGTTGCAGTGTTGGCAGGCGAAGCTACTCCAGACATGGGCAATATGGGAATGGAGCCAGGCATGGACGCAGGTATGCCAACAGATGATCCAAGCATGGATATTGCGGCACCAGACGATATGAATGCACCTGCACCGGCCGGTGACGAGTTTGGTGCTAGTGATGCAGCAGCAGGCATGGGCACAACAGGTCGAGAAATGCGTGAAAGCCGTTTTGCCCGCAAGTTGGCCGAGTCTCACAGCATTATGTCTAAATTGGCAAAATGAGATTATTTGAAGTAGACTTAGGAAGTGCTAGGGATGTCTTAGCAGTTCTTCAAGGACAGGCAAATAGAGCAGGGCAAAGTTCAACTTTGCCTTTTGCTGTTGTCATAAAACTAATTAGACCATTTGGTTTGGGAATTAGTACTCCAGACGGGTTAATTGCTCTTAAAAATGAAGTAGATCCAGCAGGAGATGTTATTCAAGACATTGATGATCAAGGAAATGTTATCCTTAATACAGGCGAAGCAAATCCAAATCAACCACAAGAACCCACAGGTTCCCCGGCAGTAGATGCAATGGCATCTAGCAACGCCAAACAATTATCGCCAAATATTTGACCTTATAAACTTGCGATGCTATAATTATAGTAATGCAAGTTTATACTCCTCCCCCGTTCATTGAACGATTCCAATACAAAAATTGTCAGCAGATAAATGATCCCGTAACACGGAAACGAGTTTATCAAACACCTGACGGTGAAAAGCTACCCAGCGTAACTACTATCCTCAGTGCCACCAAAGATCAGACGCACTTGATTGAATGGCGTAAACGAGTAGGTGCTGAGAAAGCGCAACAGATCACCACAGAGGCAGCAGGCGTAGGTACAGCCATGCACGCCAATTTAGAACGATTCCTAATTGGTGAACAGCGACAGCCCGGTAATAACCCAGTGCATGTGCAGGCTAATAAAATGGCTGATATCATCATTGAAAACGGACTGAGTAAAATGAACGAAGTATGGGCCATGGAACAGAGCCTGTATTTCCCGGGACTATACAGTGGTACTACTGACCTAGTTGGAGTATTCGAGGATGAGCCAGCAGTATGCGATCATAAGCAGACTAACAAGCCTAAAAAAGCAGAGTGGGTCGAGGACTATTATGTACAGTTAGTTGCCTATATATTAGCACATAATGAAGTCTACGGAACTAACATTCGTAGGGGTGTTATTTTTATGTGCAGCCGCGATTTACAGTATCAGCAGTTTGATCTAAACAAAGACAACTTTAACAAGTACGAAGACATGTGGTTAGGAAAAGTAGAAGAATACTACACTAAAGGCATGCAGGGCTTAAAGCAAATGCTCACTCAGTAAGATAAATATCCCATAACGGGGATATTTTTTATGGCTGTCATCGAGATTGCAAAAATCCAGGTCCGAAGAGGACAAGAAAATCAAACAGGAATACCTGCACTTGCAGGTGGCGAATTTGCTTGGGCTGCTGATACAGAACGTCTGTTCGTCGGCTTAAGAAGAGATGACGGTGGGTCACGTGACGCAAATGTAGAAATTCTAACAGAAAATCATCTGAAGAACTTCTTCCAAGTTAGTTTCACAACATCAACTTATATCTATAGAGAAGGTTCGGCTTCTGCTGTGGCAGGAATTGACGGTATTACTGAGTATGGTGGTGCCGAATGGGATCGAACTATACAAGATAAATTAGATGATATTGTTAGTGTAAGAGATTTTGGAGTTTACGGCAATGGTAATGATTGGGATCTAGATAGGTTACAATTTACTATTGATAGGCTGTTTTTAAATAATGCAAAGTACAATATTGATCCGGCTAAAAAGTTGTATTTTCCAGCCGGTACATATTACATAACAGGAACTGTTTATATTCCTGCTTATACTAATATTATAGGTGATGGTATTGGAAAGACTGTATTTGTTTTGACAACGAATACATCTGCTATGATTAAAACAATGGATAGTCGGTCCGTCAGTGGCCTTAACCCACTTACATTCGACTCAGGTGGTTTTGTAACTACAGGTACTGCAAGATTCATTCAAATGAGTGATCTTACATTACAGTATAATACAGCTACAACTGTTACATCAGCAATGAGTTTGTTAAGTCTTGACTGTGCCGACAACTCGTTAATTAGGAATGTAGAGTTTAAAGGCAATCACACAACGGGAACTGGAGTATTAACTACATCAGGTTACGTAGGATTAAACCTACGAGGTAAGACAGAAAACGGAACACATGCTAATTCTATTATTGACAATTGTTCCTTTGATGGTCTTTATTCTGGAGTTATATCTAATCATGATATTAAAACAATTACGATTCAAAACTCAGAATTTAATACATTGGTAAGAGGCGTAACATTTAATGATCCTAAAGACGGAACAGCCTTAGTTGGACCTACCTTTGTAAAAATTGCCAACAACAGATTTGATGTTATAGAACGAGAAGCTATTTACGTAGGTAGTAATGGTTCTAACACAGGTAGTTATGTAATAAGTCAGAACAACTTTTTTGAAAGAGTTGGCATACGACACGATGACGAATACGGTGACATAGGATCAACCGCCAGCGCGGTTATTAGTTTCTTATCTGATCAAAACTCCAGCATCAATGATCATTTTAGACGAGCACTTGTTCATAAGCAATATATCAACACTCCTTTAACTACATATTATAGACCTCTAGTTGACGGAAGAACTACACTAGACGAAGTATTTGTTACCACTGCAACTATCTATCCTGGCAACACTGCAACTACCTTCTTAAGATTACCTATTACAGGCAACAGTCAACATTTAGGTATTAAGTACAGTGCATTTAGACAAAATGCAGGAGCAAGTACTGCTACTGTTATTATTGGCACAATAAACGGAACCACTGCTACTATAAATGATACTACTTCAGTGTTAGAGTTTTCTACCGTTGAAATTCTTGTAGCTTCTACAGTAACTTCAGTTATTCCACCTAATACAGTAATTGATGCGGTTGATTATGATACAAATACGATCACATTTTCAAATACTGTTACATTGGCGGCAACTGACATTTTAGCTTTTGCTTCACAGTTAGATAGAATGGGTAACCTAGGTGTTTACCTACAAGATAGTGCAAACCCTAATGTATTGGTCACTGACGATTACAACTTTATTAATTCAGACGGTGGCCTAGCGTTCTTTGTCAGCGTAAATAATACAGGAAGCTATTACGAAATTAGTGCAAGTTTAAATACAGACACAAATTTTGGTCCTGTTATAACAGTTCCCGTAGTTCTTGAATTCCAAAATAAATTAATGCTGTAAGGAAAATATGTTTAACCAACCTGTAGATGACAGATTAACAGAGTGGACAAATCATAGAAGGAAATTAGACGAGGTTGAGAATCCCTTACAGGTAGTTTGGGATTTTTGGCACCATGCCCCCTTCATACCATATAATAGATCAATTGATCCTTACTATCAACAAAGCTGGCCCAGTCCTTGGGAAATTATTGTAGAAAACGTCTACGACGATTTTACCAAAGCACTAATGATTAGCTGGACGCTTAAATTGACAAAAAAATTTAAGGATAGTAACATTGAAGTCCGCACTTTAGTAGACAACAACCAAACGAGAGAGTATAATTTAGTTTATATTGATGATAAGTGGGTTGTCAATTATGACGACAACGGACCTGTACCAGTTGATAAAGTCAACGGGTCATTTAAGATAGAAAATCTAGTTGAAGTTACTGCCCCCAGGTAAATACCAGCTTAGAAGAAAAATAAAGGAAGTACCTCATGATTACAGTGGTTAAACGTAATGGGAATCGTGTCCCCTTAGACATAGCAAAGATACAAAGACAGGTAGCATATTCGTGTAGAGGTATAGATGGAGTAAGTCCATCCATGATTGAGATCAAGGCACAGATTGAACTACACGACGGAATGACCACTAAAACCATCGACGAACTACTGTTAAAAGCAATGGTCGACTTGATCGACGAAACAGAAAATCCAGAAATTAATAATGTAAACTATCAACAGGTAGCTGGCAGGCAAAAAGTCAGTATGTTACGTAAAGAAGTATACGGAGAGTATGATCCTCCTAAACTATACAGCATTGTTAAAAAGAATGTAGAGCTAGGTATGTATACTAGTGATCTGCTAGAATGGTATACACAAGAAGAATGGGATATTATTGACCTATTCATTGATCATAGCAAAGATGAAAACTATACCTATGCAGCCGTGGCACAATTGGCTGAAAAGTATCTAGTACAAAATCGTGCTACAGGTATAATCTATGAAACTCCTCAGGTTCGTTATGCTATTGCCGCCGCAACAGCTTTTCACAATGAATCTAAGGATAAAAGACTAAAATTAGTAAAGGAATATTATGAGTGTGCAAGTGATGGCCACTTTACTTTAGCTACCCCTGTCCTTGCTGGCCTTGGCACCACAACTAAACAATTCAGTAGTTGCGTACTTATTAGTAGTGATGATACTCTTGATTCGATCTTTGCCGCAGGCGAAATGATGGCCAAATATGCTTCAAAACGAGCCGGAATTGGTCTCGAAATTGGCAGAATCCGCCCCTTAGGGGCCCCTATTCGCAACGGTGAGATCAAGCATACGGGTATGATACCATTCTTAAAGAAATGGTTTGCAGACCTTCGCAGTTGCAGTCAAGGCGGTATTCGTAATGCTAGCTGTACAGTAACTTTTCCCATCTGGCATTATCAGTTTGAGGACCTTATTGTTCTAAAGAACAACCAAGGTACCGAGGAAGTGCGGGTACGCCAAATGGACTATAGTGTTGTTGTTAATGCTATGTTCTGGAATCGGTATAAGCGTGGCGAAACAATGAGTTTGTTTGATCCAGCAGAAGTTCCGGATCTATACGAAGCCTACTACAGAGACTCAGCAGAATTTGAAAAGTTGTATCTACAATATGAACAAGATAAGACAAAGAAAAAGAAAGTTGTATCAGCGGATGAGATATTCAAAAATGGAATCCTTAAAGAGCGAACTGATACGGGGCGTATATATCTTGTCAATATCGACAACGTTATTAACCAGGGTCCATTTGATACAACCTTGGATCCAATATATCAATCAAACTTATGCCAGGAGATACTTTTACCCACCCGCCCTTTCCAGAGAATTGAAGATCCAGAGGGACGAATTGCTCTTTGCACTCTTGGCAGCATCAACTGGGGAGCGTTCCGTAACCCACAAGAGATGAGAAAAGCCTGTCGTGTGCTGGTCCGAAGTTTAAGTAATTTACTACAATATCAAGATTTTTTAAGTGTACAAAGTAAACTCGCTAATCAAGACTTCGAACCACTTGGAGTTGGCATTACTAATCTTGCTTACTGGCATGCACGTAAAAGTTTCAAATACGGGACCGATGAAGCATTAGCTGAAGTTAAGCGTTGGACGGAACACCAAGCATACTACCTAACCGAAATGAGTGTCGAGCTTGCCCAAGAACGTGGCCCATGCGGACGTAGTCAGTACACTTACTATGGTAAGGGAGTGTTTCCCTGGGAGCGTCGTAAACCTGGAGTTAACGAATTAACTGACTTTACTCCTAGTATGGATTGGGAACCATTACGTGAAAGAATGATCAAGTACGGTATTCGTAATGCTACCTTAATGGCCGTGGCACCAGTAGAGTCCAGTTCAGTTGTGTTAAACTCTACCAACGGAATTGAAATGCCGATGGAATTGATTTCTGTAAAGGAATCGAAAGCTGGATCGTTTGTACAAGTCGTGCCAGAGTACAAACGTCTAAAGAATCGTTATCAGTTGATGTGGGATCAGAAGGACTGTGTTGACTATTTGAAGACCAGTGCTGTGCTTGCTGCCTACATTGATCAAAGCCTGAGCACTAATACATTCTACAACCCGGCACATTTTGCTGGAGGAAAAGTGCCGGGTACATTAATTGCTAAAAATTTAATGTTAGCCTACAAATGGGGCATTAAGACAATCTATTACAGTTTAATTAATAAAATGGGTGCAAAGGCAGATGTAACAAACACTAACATATCTATCCCCATTGCAATCAATGCCGCAGATAATGTAGTATTGTACGATGATGATTGCGAAGCCTGTAAATTATAAAGAGAACCACACATGAGCAAAGAACAATACAATCTATCAAAACAAACAAACTATCTAAAACGTACAATGTTTCTGGATCCAGCTGGTCCAGTTACTGTGCAACGCTTTGAAGAAGTCAAGTACCCTAAGATTACCAAGTACGAAGAACTTGCTCGTGGATTCTTTTGGGTCCCAGAAGAGATCAGTCTTACTAAAGACAAGATGGATCACAAGGATGCAAGTGATGCAGTTAAGCATATTTTTACTAGTAACTTACTGCGTCAGACAGCATTAGATAGTATTCAAGGTCGCGCACCTAATCAAGTATTTCAACCTGTTATCAGTATTCCTGAACTAGAAGCATTAGTAAGCAATTGGAGTTTCTTTGAAACAAATATTCACTCAAAATCTTACAGTCACATTATTCGTAATGTCTATGGCGTACCTAAAGAAGAATTTAACAAGATTCACGACACGGCTGAAATTGTTGGCATGGCTGCTAACATTGGTCGCTACTATGAGGATCTTCATCAGCTCAACTGTCGTAAAGAGTTGGGCGAGGAAATTGAACTCCATACTCATAAGCGAGCCATATGGTTGGCCTTACACGCATCATATGCATTGGAGGCTCTACGCTTCATGGTAAGTTTTGCCACAAGTCTAGCAATGGTAGAGAATAAGATCTATATTGGCAACGGTAACATCATCAGTTTGATTCTACAAGATGAGTTGTTACATACAGAATGGACTGCCTGGCTGATCAACAACGTGACTAAAGATGATACAGACTTTGTAAAACTTGAAGAAGAATGTGCAGAAGAAGTCTATACCCTCTATATGGATGTCATCCGAGAAGAAAAAGAGTGGGCAGATTATTTGTTCAAGCTAGGACCAGTTATTGGCCTTAATGCTACTATCCTGTCTGACTTTGTTGACTACACTGCGTTTGTGCGTTTAAAGGAAATTGGTATTAAGTATCAAGGAGAGCATCCTAAGTTTAGTCCTATCCCTTGGTTCAACAAACACGTTAATATCAATAAGAAACAGACCGCCTTGCAAGAAAACGAAAGTACTAACTATGTCATCGGTGTTATGAGTGATGCAGTTAGTTACGACGAATTACCGGATTTATAAAACTATGGCATACTCAAATAAAGTAATTGACCATTACGAAAACCCTCGTAATGTAGGTAAGTTTGAAATAGACGACACTGTAGGTACAGGCATGGTCGGTGCACCTGCTTGCGGTGACGTAATGAAATTACAGATAAAGGTAGATGAAAATGGTATTATTAGAGATGCTCGTTTCAAGACATATGGATGTGGTTCAGCAATCGCCAGCTCCAGTCTTGTCACTGAGATGGTTAAAGGAATGCATGTGGATGATGCTAGTAACATTCGTAATAGCCAGATTGCTGAAGAATTAGCACTACCGCCCGTTAAGATACATTGCAGTATATTGGCTGAAGATGCTATTAAAGCTGCTGTTGAAGATTATCGTAAAAAACATTAAATGATAACATTAATGGAACAAGCTGCCGCTAAAGTTAAGAAACATCTAGAACGAAGAGGCAAAGGGCTAGGGATACGTATCGGTGTAAAAACCACAGGGTGTTCTGGCTTGGCTTATACGTTAGAATTTGTAGATCATGTTCCAGTAACTCGCGATCAATTTGTCTACGAAAGCAACGGTGTTAAAGTTTGGGTAGATGGAAAATCTTATCCGTATGTTAATGGATTGGAAGTACACTGGGTACGCAACGGACTTAATGAAGGATTTGAATTTAAGAATCCTAACGAACGTGACCGATGTGGATGCGGTGAAAGTTTTAGAGTATGAATTATCAGTTTAAAGGAAATATAAAATGAAAGCGATTGTGTGGTCTAAGTACCATTGCCCCTACTGCGATCAAGCAAAGGCATTACTAAAACAGAAAGGCATTGCCTTTGAAGAAAAGAAAATAGGTGATGGTTATACCAAAGAAGAATTATTAGAAGCTGTACCAACAGCTAGAGCAGTTCCCCAAATCTTTTTAGATGGGGAGCTAGTTGGCGGCTTCACCGAACTAAAGGCAAAACTAAATGGCTAATAGTGATGATGAACTATCCATCTCTTTAGATGATCCACTCGACAATACCATGTCAATAGACATTAGCAATACGATGAACTACTCTTTTTCATCAACTGGTGCAACAGGAGCTTCGGGATCTTATTATGTATCTACTGGAGCAGGGGGTAACGGAACATGGGCAACTAACCCTTATGTTTTTACAACTGCTAATTCCAGCGTAGCAAGCATGTCACACGCAGGGCTACACGTTACTAGCGATGCTAAGTTTGATGGCGACATTAAATGGAAGGGCCGAAGCCTTGGAGAACTGTTAACTACTATTGAAAAGAGACTGGCTATCCTAACTCCGGATCCGGCCAAGTTAGAGCACTTTGAGGCACTCCAGAAAGCATACCAGCATTATAAAACTCTAGAAGCACTGTGCGAGATACCTGAGAAGAAAGATGACGGATCCTAAAGATCAAAAGATAGCTGCACTTGAGCAGCAACTTGCTAGGCTAACTCAGCAGGTTAAAGAATTAAATCAGCGTGTCTCTTTTATAGAAAGAGAAAACGCCCGACGTAAACAAGACATAAACATTTTAGCACAACGAAAAGGATAAAACATGTTATTAGAAAAACAAATCGCTACAGGAGATGTAGTAAGTCTTAAATTATTAAACGGTGACGAAATTATCGCACGTTTTGAAGGCGAAACAGCCACTGAGATTAAATTAGACAGACCAAAAGCATTGACTATGAATGCACAAGGATTAGGAATGATTCCTTGGTTGTTCTTGGGTGCAAAAAATATAATCACATTACAAAAAGCACACGTATTTTGTATGGTACCTAGTCAAAAGGAAGCCGCAGATCAATATATGCAAGGTACTACTGGTATAGCAATGGCTTAAATACTAGTTTAAGAGATCAATATGGCGATATATTCTATTACCCCGGACATTATAGAAGTCGATGAAGGCGGCAGTGTTGTTTTTACGGTTGATGTAACTGACGGTTCTACTAGTACATACGGTGTTACTATTAAATCAGGAACCAGTACATTTGCTAATGCAACAGACTTTTCTGATGTTTTTGGGCTTTGGGGAGACATTACATTACCGGATAGTTTATTATCCGGTGTAGTTACCTTTACCAAAACAATGTCGACAAACACTACTACACCACCTGAAGGTCCAGAATTTTTCATCGTCCAATTAAGAGAAAATAACACTTCGGGCGCAGTATTAGCCGTAACTCAAAACATTGTCATTGTAGATACCCCTATTAGCATTGATCCAGATAACGGTATGATAGGTGCTGTATCCAATGATAATAGTAAGCCTGCATTTTATTTTAACGGTAACTGGTATAAGATAACCGGTACCGCTATTCCATTGTAAACTAAACTTATGCCTTATATTCCTGGTGGTGGTAGAATTAGCGATGTATATCGCAGCGGAAATGTGTATGTAAACAATGTTCCTGTCGCCTTGTGGCTTGCACCCGGGGGCAGTTCTGCCTTTGCAGGTGTAAGTGCATCTAGTGCAATAACAATTCCGCCTGATGTAGAAGTTGCTATTGCAACTCAGACAAACGATCTTGTTGCGGCGCAGATAGCAAACCCTTCCGGACAAAATCAATATTATACTCCAGAGGCAGCAGTTGACGGAGTAAAAGGAAATTACGCACCTATTGAAGACCAAACATTCAATACAGGTACAGTTAGCACATCGACTTCAGCATCCGATATCGTTCCGTTCTTGCAACGCACTATGGAAGAAGCAGGTCGAGGTATGTGGAGAGAAACTGGTCAGGCCGGAGGCGTTAGTAATAAAAATATTACAGGTATATGGTCCAATCTAGGATACCCTAATTCAGGACCGTGGGTCAGTGATCAAACTGCATGGTGCATGGGTTTCATAAACTTTGGATTAAAGTGTTCAGGATACAAATATGTCCAGACTGCAAGTGCAGCCGCAATAACAACCACACCCGAACGTTGGGGTGCAGTGCAGGTACCTAAAGATCAAGCACAGCCAGGTGATATTGCATTTTGGAGTTATAGGCACGTAAACTTTGTCTACACGGCTAACAATGGAAAGTTTACTTTTGTTGGCGGGAATCAAAGTCCAAAAGCAAGTAATAATCCAAATGATGGCGATGTTACAATTTCATACCCGGGTGGTACAGCGGCAAGTAATCCAAGTTGGGTAAGTTGCTGGAGAATTACCAAATAATCGGTTGACAAACTGGTAAAATCACAGTATAATATAAACAAGTAGGAAGCAGTATGCAGGGAAAAGTTAAATGGTTTAATAATTCAAAAGGTTTTGGATTTATCGTTCCAGATGGTACAACTGATGATGTGTTTGCACACTTTAGTCAAATCCAAATGGAAGGATATAAGACACTGGCAGTTGGACAAGAAGTAGAATTTGATCTAACTGAAGGTGACAAAGGTAAGCAAGCTCAAAATATTCGATCAACTAAGAAAGTTTAAAATGTACACATACGAAGTTTGGATCCGACTTAACGCATATCAAACCGCACACGTTCGCGTAAATGCTAACGATGACCTGCAGGCCAAGATGCTTGCAGAAGCACAGTACGGTTCAGGTAACGTGTTAAACTGGACCCGAATTGGCTGATGAACGTTCAAATCTTGCCAAAGGAAGAACCAGTTATGATTCTACATCTACTGGTTCGTTAATTCCGTTCTTCAATAGAAACGTCAGTGAATATCCCACAGAAGCAGGCGGTATCAAATTTGACCTAGTTCCCGTAACTAAGCAAAAAGATATCATGATCAACCATGCTAGGATATATGCCCAGCAAGAATATGATCGGATTATGCAGTTAGTATCTGTACTTGAAACACAAGCCCAGCAGATCAAACGACGGTTAGAAATAACTGACGCAGTACATGCCGCTGAATATCAATTCAGCCCTGTGCTAGGACAATCATACTGGTTAACTTGGGACAAGAGGAAATCAAAAACATTGTTAGTGTTTCAGGGACCGGATGGATGGTCAAGTAGTGCTCCTGAAGATTATGAATATATTGCTCACGTAAAATATATGGGTGATCATACTTGGATGGAACTTGACAGTCAAGGCAATCCTGTTGTATAATAAATAATAGACTTTCGCAGGGGCAAGTTTGCGTAGCAGATATGCAGTAGGTGAGATTCCTGCAGGCTTAGCAGAGGCCAAACACACCCTGGGAAGTCTGTTAAAAGTTAAGACTGTATGAAGTAGACAGAAAAGGATTCAAGACGCGGGGGCAGTGCCCGCCAGGTCCACCATAAAACATATTTCCGACAGTAGGCGGAGGTGACAATGTCCATTCGGGTGAGTATGTTTTATAATGGGCCTGACACAGGATCGATTGGGTCAAGAGTATTGAAATGGACAGTCCGGCAATGTAGAAGCCGTTAGGATTGGGGTGACCCGGTCGCAGAAGCAAAAAACCTAAATGCAAACGATGCATACTTTGGAGAAGACCGCCTAGCAGCGTGATCTCCACGAGGTAGTTATACCTTGTCACCCAAAATAGCAGAACCCGCTTCGGCGGGTTTCTTTTTGGCAAAAATTTCTTAAAATTGTAATCATATTGTAATCGTTTTGTGTTTAAATATTAATATCACAAACACAAGGAGACTTACAGTGAAAAAATTATTTGCTATTCTATTTGCAGCCGTAGCAGTGTCAGCACAAGCCGCAGACATTACAGGTGCCGGAGCTACCTTCCCATTCCCAATCTATGCCAAGTGGGCTGAAGGCTACAAAAAAGCCACAGGTACAGGCATGAACTATCAAAGCATCGGAAGTTCGGGTGGCATTCGTCAAATCAATGCAAAGACCGTTGACTTTGGTGCAACAGATGCTCCGGTAAGCGGTGAGAACTTGGACAAGAACGGACAGGTTCAATTTCCTGCTATCATTGGCGGCACAGTTCCTGTGGTAAACTTAGACGGATTCAAACCCGGAGAACTACGCATCACTGGTCCAGTTATGGCTGAAGTGTTTATGGGCAACATCACCAAGTGGAATGACCCTAAACTGGCTGCATTAAATCCAGGCAAGAACCTACCTAACGAGAACATCACCATTGTTCATCGTGCTGATGGTTCAGGTACAACATTCAACTGGACCGATTACTTGGCCACAGTAAGCCCTGAGTGGCTACAACGTGTGGGTCGTGGCGCCGCAGTCAAGTGGCCAGCAGCCACTTCAGTAGGTGGCAAGGGCAATGAAGGTGTTGCTGCCAATGTGAACAGAATCAAAGGTTCAATTGGTTATGTAGAGTATGCTTATGTTAAGAAAAACAACATGACATTCCTGCAACTACAAAACAAGAGTGGCAAGTATGTAAGCCCGGACGACTTGACATTTGCTGCCGCAGCAGATGGTGCTGATTGGTTCAGTGTTCCAGGTATGGGACTTAGCATCGTGGATCAAAAGAATCCCAATGCATGGCCAGTGAGTTCAGCAAGTTTTATCATCATGTACAAAACTCCTGCTAACAAAGCTACTAGTGACGAAGTATTAAAGTTCTTTGATTGGGCATTCAAGAATGGTAAGAAAGATGCTGCCGACCTAGACTATGTGGCATTGCCTGACAGCTTGACAAAGCAGATCCGTGAACGTGTTTGGACACAGATCAAATAAGATACTCGCCGGCTGACGGCGTATAATGTGATAAGTAGTCAGCACTGGCACCTTCGGGTGCTTTTCTTTTGGTAAAATTTTCGGTTGCAATAAAACCAGTTTTGTTGTATAGTAGTGCATAGACATACACATTAGGAGGTTCTATGAATAATGCTGAACATACACTTACACAATTGAAACTTTGGTGCATTGCCCAATCTAAAGATGAACAGATTTGGTTTAATAAAGATACTACATATCAATGGAACAGAGGCAAGGATACCGCAACTGGATTGATTAACGGTGTAGTACGAAAGTTAGCAGGTATTGACCCAGCTGGCAAACAAATTTGGGTAGTAGCCGGTTCGCTTAAAATTAATCCCAATGGTACTGTAGCACGATTTACAGGTATCCCTAGCAAGGTTCAAAAGACATTTGAGTCACATGCATCAAATACTGCCAATCCTATCAACTTCCCTCAAACTGAGCTTGCATAATGTCAATGCATCTGCATCACCCTAGCCTTAGTCTTAACGGCAAGAAGAAGGGCAAAGTCAAATTCCGTAATGCTGAAGAAGCACGTAAGGCACGTGAGCTCGATGAGCAATGGAACACCCTCCAAAAGAAATGGGGAGTAGAGGCAGAGGACAAAAAGCGTAAACGAGCAATGAGTGCAGAGACATTGTCATATTCATTACCGACACCTGTTGGTAGGACAAATACTCATCACATCAAAAGTTTAAATTCCGGAGCAGGCGTTGCCGCACTGGCACCAGCTAAGGTCTATACAGGCACTAAAATTAAAGGTATCGGTACTATGCATAAGAGCAATGCTGTGCCTATTTTTAGCGATGAGGAAGCTGTGGCCATTGCCAACATGCGTCGATAAATATCATCTATGCCTGTAACATTAAATGAAAAACTAATAGCCTATCTTGCACTGTTTAGCGGTCTCGCTATCAGCCTAGTCGCCGAATTCTACAGTATCATCGGCTTTACTGCAATCTTTGCCGCCGCCCAAATTCCCGTAATCATTATGGGCATTGTATTGGGCATTGGTAAGATTGCTGCTACTCTTTGGCTCAAACAAAATTGGAAAATTGCACACTGGTTAGTTAGAACATACCTGCTGACTGCCATTGCTGTTCTCATGGGCGTTACTTCGATGGGAATTTTTGGATTCCTCAGCCAGGCTCACAGTGACCAAAGTTTAGTGTCGGGTGACGTGCAGAGTAAGATTGCAGTCTACGATGAAAAGATAAAAACCGCAAAGGAAAATATAGATGCAAACCGTAAGGCGCTTAAACAGATGGATGAGGCTGTGGACCAAGTCATGGCAAGAAGCAGTTCGGAAACGGGTGCCGACAAGGCAGTTGCTATACGCCGCGCACAACAAAAAGAGCGTGCCCGCCTTCAATCTGAGATCCAAGCCGAACAGAAAACTATTACCTCTATTAGCGAAGAACGTGCGCCAATTGCAGCCGAAGTACGCAAGGTTGAAGCAGAAGTTGGTCCGATAAAATATATTGCACAGTTTGTCTACGGTGAAACAGATCCTACAATTTTGGAAAAAGCAGTTACATGGGTAATTATTGTTCTTATTGTGGTATTTGATCCGTTGGCAGTTATCTTATTGTTAGCTAGTCAGATCAGTTTCCAGAATTTCCGTGACCGTAAAAAGGAATTAGTGGAGGGTAACAGCCCCGGAGGGACCACCGAGGTCGTAGACCCAGAGCCGCCTACTGTTACAGAACAACAAGAGACTACGGAGGGTGACAGCCCAACAGGTCCGATTGATGACGTAGTCTCCACGGCAACCACTGTCACATCTATTTTAGCACACCATCCTTATCTGTTAGAGCCGTTTGTACATTTCAAAGATCTAGCACCTATGGTGTATAAGCCCGAACTAGAAAGAATGAATGATCGCTCAGCAGTTGCGCCCGAAACAGAATTACAGGTTCTAGAAGAACCGCTATTTGTTCAAAACGAAGAACAGTCAAATAGTGGCCTATGGACTAAAACAGCTAAAGCTATTAGTCAGGAAGAATATACAGAAATTAGCAGACAGGAAGCAACACTTAACGAGTGGTTGACAAAACTTAGAAACAAAGAAATTACAATGGCAGATATTCCAGAACATCTTTTATTAGATATCAGAGCGAGAAGATAATGAACGGAAAAATTACACTCATCACCCCTCCCGACATTTTTGAAAATGATTCGTATAGTGTACTGTTTATGCATCTAAGCGATTCCGATCAACAATTAGTTAGTAAATGGTTAGCTGAATCAGACATCGAAGAACATATTAATGTATACTTCTACGATCACGAAATAGATTTACCTTGGCTCTTTCATGCGTTGGCTAGATGCGATTACAAATACATCGATCTCAACGAAGTTAATGATGTCACTCGATCACTCAGTGGATACATTGTAGGGAAAAAGAATACATTCTATAAAGTTGATGATGAAAGCCTGTCCGCAGTTTATCACTACATAAACCAAGATCGGATAACTAATATTGAAACATTTTTAGAAAAGGCATTCAATGAACAAAACAGAAAGTGATCACTCTTGTGACTTCTGCGGAAAGAGCAAAGAAGATGTCGAGAAACTGATCGTAGGTGAACATGCGGCTATTTGTAACGAGTGCGTAGACCTTTGTGTCGATATACTAAAAGACAAAAAAGAAAAAGTTGCTGAACCTTCTAAACTTCTAAATCCTGTTGCTATCAAAGACTATCTTGACGAGTACGTTATAGGACAGGATGATGCTAAAATTAGCCTTAGTGTTGCAGTTAGTCAGCATTACAAACGCATCAATAATCCTAGTAAAGATATTGAGCTCGAGAAAACCAACGTGTTATTGTTAGGACCCACGGGCTGCGGTAAGACCATGATGGCACGTAAAATTGCACAATATTTAGAATTACCTTTTGCCATATGTGATGCCACAGGTATTACAGAAGCAGGTTATGTCGGTGATGATGTTGAGAGCATTTTAACAAGATTAATCAACGAAGCAGATGGTGATCTTGATAAAGCGGCTCGTGGCATTGTCTACATTGACGAAATTGATAAAATTTCCAAGAAGGGCGAAAATGTTAGTATTAGCCGAGATGTTAGTGGAGAAGGTGTACAACAGGCCTTGTTGAAAATGATCGAGGGATCGATTATGCGAGTGCCATCGACTGGTAAACGAAAACATCCCGGAAGTGATATGCAGGAAATTGACACTAGGGGTATATTGTTTATATGCGGTGGAGCATTTGTAGGCTTGGACAAAATCATTAAACAGCGTAAGGGTGCAAAGTCAGTCGGATTCCATGCAAATGTAGACAACATCGACGAAGACGCAAGTGTTCTACAAGACATCAGTACAAAAGATCTTATCAAATACGGTCTTATTCCCGAGTTTGTAGGACGATTTGGGCTTATTACTAATGTAGACGAATTGTCAGAGGATCAACTAGTCAATATCCTTACTGAAACTAAAAATAGCCCAGTTAAACAATATCAGTATATGTTTGAGTTAGATGGTATTAAATTAGAATTTGAAATTCAAGCTCTAAAAGAAATTGCCCGTAAAGCCAAAGATCTCAAAACTAATGCTAGGGGACTTAAAAACATCATCGAAAAAACATTGCTGCCATATCAATTTGATGCAGTTGACTTAGTTGCTCGAGGTTTAACAGCTATTCGCATAAGTAAAGATACGATTGATGGCAAACCTGCCATAATGATTTTTGATAAAAAGAAAAATGAGCAAACAAAATAAAGCAGTCGGTAATAAAGTTATCGTTGGCGACTTGCCATTAAATGTGGCATTAAGAAAATTCAAACAAAAGGTAGAAGATAGTGGAGTACTAGAAACACTCCGATCTAAAATGTTTTACGAAAAACCAACTACCGAAAGAAAGCGAAAAAAAGGCGCAGCTAAATCTCGTTGGCAAAAGAAACTACGCGATAACGAACTACCTAAAAAAATGTATTGACAAAGATCATTAAGTGTGTTATACTTACAGTATGGCAAAACACTTAATGATTGATATGGAGACTATGGCTGTCTCCCCAAACGCAGTTGTCCTTAGTTTAGGCGCTGTACACTTTAATCCCTGGGGCAACGGATATGGAGAGAAGATTTATTTCCGTGTTGACCTCGACGACCAAGATAAATTGGGTAGAGAAATTGACCCAAACACACTAGATTGGTGGAGTAAACAAGATCCGGTTATTATGGAAGAAGCCTTTAGTCCAGACAATCGAATTCCACTTGCGGATGCAATGGACCAGTTTCACAAGTTTGCTTGGGGATGTGATGCATTTTGGTCACACGGTGCTACCTTTGACTTAGTAATTATCGAAAACATCTATCGCCAACTTGGTAAGCCGTTGCCGTGGAATTATTGGCAGTTACGCGACACTCGCACTCTGTTTGATCTAGGATTTGATCCGGACATGCCCAAAGGTGGGAAACACGATGCTCTGCAAGATGCTATCCGACAAGCAGTAGGTGTCCAAAATATCTACAGTAAAATGAAGATCCGTCCTAGATAATTTGGATAAACCAGTTCTTGACAGGACTGGTTTTTTCTTGTATAATAAAGACTTACACACAAAAGGATTTGATATGGCTTTTAATCAACATGCTGACCCTAAAGATAATTTTGGGCAAGACTTAATTCAAATTTTTGGACCACGCACTGCTCGAAAACATATTTCTAAACTCACTCCTGCTGAGAAAGAGGCTATTTTAGATAAAGTACCGGAATATGTAGAAACAGACGACCTTGGCCCACGTCCTAGCTTTTATCAGGTTGCAAACAAGATTCTGTTAATACTAAAGAATACCAAGGCACTAAATGGTATTGACCTTAACTGGTGTATGTCCTTGTCAAATGGGGGAATTTTCCGCGACCCTTCTCATTATATTCACACTGCCAAGGCATATAAAAACAATTCTGTTCAGCGCGGCATTCAGTTACGCCATCTATTGCAGGACATCCTCTTTGAATTTGAGCCTAGTCATGTATTAATGGGACTGGCTCGGCAGCTCAGTGACGGTACTTACAATCTTAATAATGGTCAACATCGAACACTTGCATGTATTATTATTGGGGTACGTGAAGTTCCGGTAGAATGGAAAGTTAGTGATTTTGAAAGTGTAGACGTTGACCTGTATGCAACAGACAATCTGCATACATTGTCTGCTAGCCCTTTTGACGAGTTTCGAATTAAGGTTCGACGAAATCAAGTACGTAAGGCAGAAGGTCGAACTGATTTAATTGCCGAAGATATCAAATGTGAACATGTGTTTGACATTCATGCTCGATACGGAAGTCGATTTGTAGAAAAAGGTAAAGGCACGGATAATGTGTTACCAAAAGAATGTACAGGCGTGGGTAACATGCTAAAATACTACGATGTTTACGGAGCCGACATCTACGAACGTGCGGTGGGAATAGTATGTTCTATATTTGCCAAAGCACCGTTCTCTACTGCAAATGCGTGGGGAATTATGGAATACTTGCGTGAACAAGAAAACAACGGACCCATCTCTGATTCAATGGAGTTGGATTGGAACATTCAGGAAGCAATTACTTACAAGTACACAGATCCAGTTCGTAGTGGCATGCACTTAGATATTAAAAAAGTATTTCGTGAGTTTTTGGAAAATAATGCTAAAGCCGGTAAGTTTCTAGACTGCTCCGAGCCAAGATATCTTGCGGCCGGTATTGGTAAATTGTGCAAAATTGTACATCCTACAATTAATTGGGCACCAATTAATTACAATGGACAAGATGTTGAAGTTGCACTTGCAGGATTTAAAGCAATTCCTAAGAAGCCATGAACCACATTGATATCAACAAGGCTATAACTAATAGGTCCCTCTTTACTGGGCGTGAAGAAGGTACCTATTTTACAGGCGAGCTTTATGACTATGTATGTGATAACCATGACGACCCGTTTATTCTTTTTAAACTAGCAGTCTACGGTTATTACGCAAAAGAATATAAATGGACTAGAGAGCAAGCAGATCAATTTATTGAAGATCATAAAGAGAATTCAATAAAATGGACTGACGGAGTAAATGAATATTATTACGATTGGGGCAAGGGCAAAAATTTGATTACCTCAGATTATCTGCATGTTCCTAATCTAGACCATATTGTTCCAAAAAGTCTCGGCGGCAAGGATGTTCCAGGAAATCTACGTATCCGATGCAGGCGTCTGAATGAAAATAGAGGAAATACTAATTCGGATAAAGAACGCAGAGCCACTATCATTGATCTTTATCAAGATATGTCGTCAGATGAGCAACAAAAGTTAATCATCTACCTAGAAAGTTTGGGTAAATTAAACATTGACAACTTGAACAATAAATAATACACTAAACACAAGGAGATAATCATGGCACGTAGATCAGATAGGGCAACAAGTCCAATTAAAGTTGCAGTTCGCCGCCAACTTAGAAAGAAAAAATGATGGCTAAATTTAGAGCACATCATCCTCGATCAGTACGTGCTACTGCACGTCGAATTGTCAAAAAAAGGAAATAACTTATGCCAAGCCCACGCAAAGTCAGTCAAATCTTAAAAGGCAAAAAGCCCCCAAAGCCAAAGACTGTAAACGAAATGGCTCGTCGAGCCGCAAAAAAGCGTTAATAAATTTTATGCTGTGAGAAACGGCATTTTACAAGGAGAAATTGTATGAAAGAACATAATGTATTAATTCGTCACTACCGAGACGGCTCAATCGGTATTCACGCCCGCAAAAACGTGGGCGAAAACAAAGTAGAAATTCACGAGTCTTGGGCACAAGCATCTCTAGATGTTATGAGCAAGACTTACCAAAAGATTCGAGCAGGAGAATTGGTAAGAGTTGAAACAGTTATCCAAAATCTAAGCAAATCTGATGCACAGGCCGCTAAACGATTTCTAATCATGTATTTCCAAAATCAGGGTATTTCTGTAGTTAATCCAGAATCTTAATTTGGATAAATTTGGCAACGCCTGGGTCTGACATTCCTGCCGCTGACCAAGATAATCTAGGACGTTAATATGTTTGACTGGTTTAAAAATTTTAAAAACTCTAGAGACGAGAACCAAAATCACGGGTATACAAATATGGAAAATAAAATTAATCCAATCCCTCCTATTCCTAATATTCCAAAAAATCAATTTCGTGATCACTATAGAGTAGGTTACGACAATGAAACAGGATCAACTACTTTAACTCTACATACTGATGTAACCAGTATGACTTTAAGTCTAGGACCCCCTGATGTTCTTAGGCTCATTCGGATGCTAGGTGCAACACTAGACGATGAAGATATTATCGGACATATGCATGACGGAGATCTCGATGAGGATGACGAATGATAGCGATTACCTTTGCCATACAGAATCCTCGATTTAAAGGTTGGAAGAGTTTTAAGAACATCCGACATTGGCATGGTGCTACTCCTTTTAAAAATAAGCATTGGGAGTTCGAGCTGCTTAAAAATGGTTGCATTGTAGAATTTGATTTTACAGTAAGAACACGATGCGACCATTCTGGTGCAACATTAGGTCTGGGTCTGTTTGGCTACAGCATTAACGCAACTCTTTATGACAATCGTCATTGGGACGTTGAAAATAACTGTTGGAAAGTATATGGGCAATCAAACTGATTATTTTAACAAGATTGGATACAAGCATACCTATAACATAGGTGATCGTGTATTTGGTCACTATAATAAAATCCCATTTGTTGGTACAGTAGGTAATGACCGCAAAATTAACGACATCGACGGGCCGGAAGTAACTATACACTTAGATTTGCCTATACGAGTTAATGATAAAATAACTTTGTTTATCATAGTCAAACATAAAGACATCAAATTTAAATTAAAAGAAACATAATATGAAATCAATTATAATTATTACAGCACTGCTCTTAACGGGATGTGCAACAAATCCAGATGTAGAGAAAAGTGTCAGTCGTGATAAAACTATGAACGACATGGCAAAGACAGCACTGATTAACGAGATGCTTAACAGTCGAGATCCTGCTGTGAGATTAGAAGGTGCTAGAATTGCCAAAGACTTCGTCGCACCGAAACGAAGATTATTTGATTTTTGAATAACCTATTATTGACATAGGAAAAATCAATGGAAAACCATGAGTTTTTAGTTGATTGCTATTGTAAATAACTGTACAATAAACACACGCAGAATAATTCTGCAAATTTTTCATTTCACACACAAAGGAGATATTATGAAAACAGTTGGCGACAAATTAGCCCCATTCGCAGTCACTGGTGTTAAGCCAGGACAACCAGAAGACGCTTTCTTTACAATTACAGATGAGAGCTGGCCAGGCAAGTGGAAAGTAATCGTATACTACCCAAAAGACTTTACATTTGTATGCCCTACAGAAATTGTGGCATACGACAAACTAACAGATGACTTTTTTGATCGTGATGCCGTTCTATTGACCGGTTCAACCGATAACGAATTCTGTAAGACAGCTTGGCAAACGGCTCACCCAGATTTAAAGAAGATCACACACACTCAATTTGCTGATACACAGCGTGGTGAGTTGAGCTTGATTGAGCAATTAGGCGTATTCTACGCTCCAGCAGGTGCTGCACTTCGTGCTACATTCATTGTTGATCCAAACAACGAAATCCAACACGTCACAGTCAACAACTTGAACGTTGGTCGTAGTCCAGAAGAAACCCTGCGTGTGCTTGATGCCCTGCAGACTGGCGAACTGTGTGCATGTAACCGCACAGTTGGCGGCGAGACTCTGTAATGTTAGAGACTATATGCGATACTTTGGTTGAAGCATATAGACGCAACTGGATTACCAGTCGTGATGGCAATGTTTCGATTCGCCATCACGACCGTGATCACTTTTATATCACACCCAGTGGCGTCCGTAAGCAAACCATGCAGCCAGACCAGTTTAAGAAGATTGGTATTGAACAAGGCTACTATGACCAACCTCCTAGGCCATACTATTCTTGGAAAGAATTGGCATATACTGACATCAGTGAGAAGCTAAAACCTAGTGGAGAATTACCTCTGCATTTTGGCTTACAAAAGAATATGGGTCAGCATAGTAATGATGTTAGAGTAGTAGTTCACTTACACCCTACCTATTGTATTGCGGCCATGCATGCCGGCATTGATTTAAGTACTATCAGTTCAGCATTTCCAGAATTAAATCGTTACACTAAGGTAGCACCTAATGTGGGTGATGTTGCTCCAATTAGTCAAGAGCTTGCTGACCGTTGCCATGAGAATCTTAAGTTAGACAGTGCGGGTAACATTAAGTATGATATTGTGGGCATCAAGGGCCACGGCGTGGTAGCAATTGATACAAGTCCGTGGCGTGCATTTGAACACATTGAACGATTGGAACACATTTGCCAAATCGTATTAGCATCAGGAAAATATTAAAATGAGCTTTATTGAATCAGTAAAAGGTGCGTTGCCAGACTATGCCAAAGACACTAAGTTAAATCTTGACGCTGTGCTACTTCGTAGCACATTGGATGCAGATGTGGCCATAGGTTGTGCTGTGGCTGCATTGGCTGCAACTGGTAACGGTAAGGTATTGGGCATCTTGTTAGCGGATGCTCCTGTCCACGCAGAGTCAGCTATGTGTGCCGCTTCAATTATGAGCCAAAACAACACGTGGTACCCCTTTGTTGAAATGGCTGATGATCCTGGTCTAAAAGGATTGCCGGCACAGTTGCGAATGAACGCCATTGCCAATCATGGCGGAACTACCAAGAGCAACTTTGAAGCATTCAGTTTAGCCGCAAGCATTGTCGGTAAGTGTCACTTCTGTGTGAAAGCACATTACGAGACATTGAAGACAGAAGGCTACACAGTGGAACAACTTCGTGATATTGGACGTATTGCCAGTGTCATGAATAGTGTTGCTAAAGTATTAAACAGTTAATTTGGCAAAATAACCGGTTTACAGGGTCCGTAAAACCCTGTATAATAAATACATACAGCAAAGAGATAGACTCCGAGCGTACATTATACAAAGGATTTTTGTATGTCAAAAGCAACTACATTCACCATCAAAAAAACCTATGCGTTGTCAGCAATTGACAAGGCAGGCAAGCGTGTCTATTACGACACTGATTCACACTCAGGCGGTTATCCGTATTGGAGCCCTTACTTCTCCCAAGACAAAACTTGGGAATCGCTGGACAAGATTCCAATATTCTCCAGCACAGACTACATGCGTCGAGACGTTGTCAGTATCGAAGTTCTGGAAGTCGAGATCCAAGCTAAAGTGATTCTAACTACTGAAATCATGTCAGAAGCCCGAGCAAAAGCCAAAGCAGAGATTACCCAAATTCGCAAAGAATTGGCCCGCAAACTTGCCATGTTGGAAGGCACAAAATGACTAAAAAATATCACACCCTAGTGCTCATTGGGCGCTTTCAACCATTTCACAGTGCTCACCTTGAGATTGTAAAACGTGCCACTGCCCTATGCGAACAGTTAGTAATTATCACTGGTTCTGCCGCACAACCCCGTACTTACAAGAATCCGTTCACAAGTGCAGAACGTGCGGGCATGATCAAATCGGCTACCCGTGGATTGAATATGCAAATCTACATTGAACCCAATGTAGACACTATCTATAACGATCAAGCCTGGGCAGTGCGTATCCAAGGCATTGTCAGCAAGTATGCAGTCCTTGGTACCAAGACTGGTATTATTGGACACAAGAAAGACGACAGTAGCTTCTATCTGGACATGTTCCCACAATGGGGATATGAAAACGTGGAACTGATTGAGTTCCTTAGTGCTGTTGACATTCGTGATCTTTACTTCAAGCGTGATGTCAACATGAAGTTCATTAAAGGTGTTGTGCCAGAAACTGTGTTTGAGTTCTTGGATGAATTCCGCCACCATGCCGAATATGAACAAATTATCCGTGAGCGAGAGTTTGTTGCAAACTATAAGAAACAGTATGCGTCATTGCCATATCCTCCAATCTTCAGCACTGCTGATAGTGTTGTGATCTGTTCAGGTCATGTGCTGATGATCAAACGCCGTGCAGAGCCCGGCAAGGGCTTGTGGGCACTGCCAGGCGGCTACGTCAACGCCAATACCGACAAGTCAGTTGAAGATGCGGCTATCCGTGAACTGCGTGAAGAAACTATGATTAAAGTGCCTGCTCCGGTGTTGCGTGGATCGATTGTTCGCAGTAAGGTATTTGATGCGGTTGACAGAAGTCCTAGAGGACGTATAATTACACATGCGTTTCACATCCAACTGCCAGACGGTGAGTTGCCAAAAGTAAAAGGCAGTGACGATGCTGAGAAAGCACGTTGGGTACCTATTGCAGAGGTTCGAAGCGAAGAATGCTTTGAAGACCATTTTGAAATCATCTCACATTTTGTAGGAGCATAATATGAACGAACGAATTCGAGAACTTGCTGAACAGGCTACTTCCCACATGCCCGGACATCCTCCATACGACGGCTTGACATTTGACGTGTTCGATAAAGAAAAGTTCGCCGAGTTGATTGTGAGAGAATGTGTGGAACTTGTATCTGCCAACAGAGACCTGGCTATTGAAGATGGATGGAATGTGGATGAAGCAATGTCCACAGCAATCAATGATATTGAAGAACATTTCGGAGTTGAAGAATGAACAAACAACTGATTAGAGATTTAGCCATCACAGGCGGCATTTATGATTGTATTTGTGATCCATACGACAAACTAGAGAACGGTGATTACTACAGTAGTGTAATGGTTGATTTGGAGCGTTTCGCTGAGAAGATTGTGAGGCAATGTGCTGAGATTGCTGATACGGAGAGACCCAATTCAGTTGGTTGTGGATATATTACCAAAACAAACGGTATGAGAATCAAAGAACATTTCGGAGTAGAACTATGACATTAAAACATACTAAAGGCAATCTGCTCGACCTGGCAGAAGCGGGAGACTTTGACATTGTTGTCCAAGGCTGTAACTGCTTCAACACCATGGGTGGCGGCATTGCTCGTGAGATTCGTGAGCGTTATCCAATGGCTGCATTAGTTGATAATGAGACCGTAAAAGGCGACTACCGCAAGTTGGGCAATTTTACCACAGCCTTTACCGGCAAGTTTTTGATTGTTAATGCTTACACTCAATACAATATGAGTCGCGGCACTGATGTATTTGAGTACACTGCCTTTCAATTGATTTTGGAAAAGCTGGCCTTTGTCTTTCCTGGCAAACGGATTGGCTTGCCCTATATTGGGTGTGGACTTGCCGGTGGCGAACAGGAAACTATTGTTGACATGATCGACGTATTTGCCGGACGAATTGCCCTTGAAGGCGGCACAGTCACACTAGTAGAATTTGGCCAAAGAATTAGTTGACGCAGACATAGGGTCTGTGTTATACTATAAACAAGTCCAAGCGATAGACGCCTGGCAATTTTGATAAAGGAACTTTATTATGAAACTCGCAAAAAATCTTATTTTGAACACTGACAGCTACAAAGTCAGCATGTTCAAACAATACCCAGCAGGTACTACAGGTGTATATTCATATATCGAGTCTAGAGGCGGGCGGTACGATAGAACAGTATTCTTCGGATTACAGGCTTTTATCAAAGAGTACCTTCTCGAACCCATCACCCAAGCAGACATTGACATCGCTGAAGAAATCCTTACCCTACACGGTGAGCCTTTCAACCGAGCAGGATGGCAATACATACTGGACAAGCACCGTGGATACCTCCCAGTTGTCATTCGGGCCGTGCCAGAAGGAACTGTGGTCCCCGTCAAAAATGTACTTGCGACAATTGAAAACACAGATCCAGAATGCTTCTGGTTGACCACTTGGTTGGAAACTGCCCTGCTTCGTGCAGTGTGGTATGGTACTACTGTGGCAACACAATCATACACAATTAAACAAGTCATTCTTGACTTCTTGGAGAGAACTGGTGATCCTACTACTATCGATTTTAAGTTGCACGACTTTGGTGCTCGTGGCGTATCTAGCCTTGAAAGTGCTGGCATTGGCAGTGCCGCGCACTTGGTCAACTTTATGGGAACTGACACTATTACTGGTGTTCTGTTTGCTCGTGAATATTACAATGCTGGTATTGCTGGTTTCTCAATCCCAGCCGCAGAGCATAGTACAATCACCAGTTGGGGTCGTGACGGGGAAGTAGATGCTTACAGAAATATGCTTACCCAGTTCGCTCGTCCCGGTACTATCCTCGCTGTTGTCAGTGATAGTTATGATATCTACAACGCAGCCTCTAAGCTCTGGGGCGAAGAACTTCGCCAACAGGTTATCGATAGTGGTGCTACTGTTGTCATTAGGCCTGATAGTGGCGATCCTGTCGAAGTCAACCGTCGTCTAGTTGAAATCCTGGGCGAGAAGTTTGGCTACACAGTTAACGCTAAAGGATTCAAGGTACTGAACAATGTGCGTCTGATCCAAGGTGACGGCATCAACGAACTCACTGTTCGCAGTATCCTTGGTGCGTTCATGGCCATGGGTTGGAGTGCCGATAACATTGCTTTTGGTATGGGCGGTGCCCTGTTGCAGATTGTAGATCGTGACACGCAGAAGTTTGCCCTAAAAGCAAGTGCAGCCTGTATCAACGGAACCTGGGTAGATGTCCAGAAAGATCCTGTCACTGATCCAGGTAAGAAAAGCAAGAAAGGCCGAGTCGAACTGTGGGAGTCCGGCGGAGAATATCAATCCTCCGTAGAACAACCAAAAGGTTGGACTGATCGAGGACTCGAGTGGAAGTCTTCTCTACAGAAGGTATTCGAGAACGGCAAACTTTACAACGAGATTTCGTTCGAAGAAGTTCGAGCTAACGCTCGCAAATAAAACTAACAAGGGGCTATACAACCCCTTGTTTTTATTGTATAATTTACACATAGCAACAAAACACACTGAAAGACAGTATGACATATTTTTTGAAATCTGGTACACGATTTAATGTTTCCACTAAGGAAGCAATGGATCTACATGAGCAACTGCCTGTTGGCAACTACACTGTTAAATTTGACAAGATGGCTGGCTGTTTCTATCTTGAAGCGATCGAAAGCTTCGAGATCCGCGGCAAGGTATACGGAGATACTCGCAAGCAGAGCCAACGTATTCTCAATACTTTCAATGACCGTACTGCATCCACTGGTGTAATGCTTACTGGTGAAAAAGGTTCGGGCAAGACACTGTTAGCCAAACTGTTGGCAGTCACTGCCGCAGAAGCGGCGGTGCCAACAATTGTTATCAACGAGCCATGGTGCGGTGAAGGCTTTAACAGCTTCATGCAGATGATTGAGCAACCCACAGTGATCCTATTTGACGAGTTTGAAAAGGTCTACGACAAGGATGACCAGGAAAAGATGCTGACACTATTGGACGGTGTATATCCCTCCAAGAAGCTGTTCATTCTAACCTGTAACGACAAGTGGCGCATTGACAGCCACATGCGAAACCGTCCTGGTCGTATCTTCTACTCACTGGACTTCAAAGGTCTGGAACAAGACTTCATTATGGAGTACTGTGCAGACAATCTGGACAATGTTGATCATATCGCCAGTGTATGCCGAGTTGCGGCAATGTTTGATCAGTTCAACTTTGACATGCTGAAGGCATTGGTTGAAGAAATGAATCGATACAAAGAAACTGCCAGCGAAGCTATGCGTATGCTCAACGCCAAGCCAGAGTTCGGTGGTGACAGCAAGTACAAGGTTGCCCTGCAGATCAAAGGCCTAGACATTAATCCGGAGTTGATTGAGCAAGAAGTCTGGACAGGCAATCCACTGACCAATCGTGTCAGCATTGACTACAAGGTCTTTGAAGATGCAAAGAGTGCTGAGCCAGCACTCGACGGTCTGGCTTCTATTGAAACAGACTGGAATTGGGAAGATGCTCGATTTGGTCAAGAAGATCTCAAGCAGATTGATGCAACTGCTGGTAAGTTTGTTTTCATTAACGAGGACGGTGACCGTGTGACACTGAACCGCATTAAAGAAAAGTACTACAACTACATGGATGCATTTTAAAATCATCTAGATTTTGGCTATTATAGTGCATATTTTTGTTGACAAGATAATTATATGACACTATAATAGATATATAGCAAGGAAACTTGTTAAAAGAAGTTTTAGGTTAGGTGCAGCAATTTTCATTTAATATGGACTGCTAGACCCTATGGTGTTGAATTGGAGCACAGAGTCTTGACCGAGTGCGTTGAAGAGTCAACATTGAAATAGACTAGCGAGCTCAGAGTGGTGGCCTGAGTTGAATAAAAGCAGCCGACAACTAACCTGTTTTATTTTATAGCACTACAACTGAATTGAACCTCAGACGAACGTGTGCTATAATTGATCCTAGGATGGATTCAGCAATTAAAACAATACTAAAGTTAAATGCCATAGAAAGTGGTTGTAGGACACAGTGGAGATACTGTTCTAGGAAACTAGACACTCAAGGAATGGATGACACAAGGGAAAGACTTTGTATGTTTCTAACGCAGACACAAGTTTAGATAGTCAACATGAATTGTCGATAGGGTCTGGGTGCTATAATTGGCCAGACCAGAAAATAAACAAATTGGCACACCCATCCTGCTTGTATAGGTTATATACAGCAAAATTTTTTAATTTAAAAGTAACCTGAAGGAAAATAAAATGAACGCATTTGTAGAAGCGGTTAAGTCCGTTCCAGTTGAATCTCGTACCGCAAACGGTATGAAGACTTTTGAATCTAGCAAGAGTGATCTTGTAGATTTGTTCTTTGCCATTGGTGCAAGCCGTGGTAAGGATTTGAGCACTCAGTTTGCTCGCGCACTAGCACAAGACGAAACTCTTGCTCTACGTCTTTTGATGTGGGCTCGTGACGTCCGTGGTGGTGCAGGCGAACGTGAAGTTGTTCGTAAGATTCTTTTGAATCTTGAAAAGACCAACCCTAAGGCGCTTGCCCGTATTTTGCCACACCTGGCTGAATTCGGTCGTTGGGACGACCTGTTGATCTTTACTTCTAAGGAAGTGAAGGCACAAGCATTTACCCTAATCGGTGATGCGCTACGTGCAAGCAACGGGCTGGCCGCAAAGTGGATGCCACGTCAAGGTGCGTTGGCTGCTGAAATCCGCACCTTCTTCGGAATGAGCCCAAAGTTCTACCGTAAGAGTTTGGTTAACTTGAGCAAGACAGTTGAACAGAACATGTGTGCAAACACTTGGGATGACATCAACTATAGCCACGTACCATCGTTGGCGGCTGCTCGATACCAAAAGGCTTTTAAGAAGCACGACCCTGTAGGCTATGATGCTTACAAGGCAAAGTTGGTTACTGGTGACGCAAAGGTTAACGCTTCGGCTGTTTACCCATATGACGTTATCAAGAGCCACAAGTTTGGTGGTGACGCCACTGTTGTGCAAGCACAATGGGATGCATTGCCAAACTACATCGGTGATGAACTGGTGTTGCCAATGTGTGACGTGTCTGGCTCTATGAGCTCTCCAGTTGGCGGAAACGCTAACTTGACCTGTATGGATGTTTGCGTTAGTTTGGGCTTGTACCTTGCTGACAAGAACACTGGTCCATTCAAGGACATGTTTTTGACCTTCTCTACCAAGAGCAAGATCGAAATCTTGAAGGGTAACCTGTTGAGCAAGTTGGCTCAACTACAACGTGCAGAATGGGACATGAGTACTAATCTACACGCCGCATTTAACACTGTGCTTGACTTCGCAGTCAAGGGCAATGTTGATGCAAAGGATATGCCAAAGTATATCCTTATCATGAGTGATATGGAATTCAATTACTGTGCTCGTCACGACGACTCGGCAATGGAAATGATCGCTCGTAAGTATGAAGCGGCAGGATACACTGTTCCCAACATTGTATTCTGGAACTTGAATGCTCGTGCTGGCAACGTTCCAGTTAAGCATGACAAGAAGGGTGTTGCCCTTGTTAGCGGATTCAGCCCTGCTATCATGAAGAGCATCCTAAGCGCCGAATCGTTGGATCCAGTCAATGTAATGTTGGCTACAATCAACGCTCCACGTTACGCTGTAATAGCGTAAGTGTTTTAAAAGGACTCTTAGGAGTCCTTTTTTTTGGTTACTTAAACCAACCGATCTTTTCGCCAGCAGCCTTTCTACGGTCGCTTTCTTCTTTGCTACCTGGATAACGACTGGCCCACAATAGTACCAATGCAAAGAATACGCCCATACCTGCTACAGCTTTCCAGTTCTGTGTAGCAAACCACATAATAACTAAACTAGCATCCATGCAGATAAACATGATCCATTTTACCTTAGTTGGGTAAACTTTCCCGTCACGCCAGTTAGTAATGAACGGACCAAACAATTTGTGATTGAGCATATAGTTATGAAATCTTTCGCTACTTCGAGCAAAACAATAGGCAGCAATTAAACTAGGTGTGCTCCACGGGATTCCCGGCACTATGACTCCAATGTATGCGATTCCTAGAAATAGGATACCGGCTGTAAACCATAAATACTTTTTAATTTTTGTAAACATCAAATGCCTCCTTTAGGCTTTTAGCCAGATAATATATATCTGATTCTGTATGATTTGGCGTTGGCGTAAAACGTAAACGCTCTGTGCTCCACGGAACTGTGGGATAATTTATAGGCTGCACATAAATGGCCTTTTCGTTCAACAACCAGTCACTGATTGCCTTACATTTCTTAACATCACGTATCATAACAGGGACTATATGTCCACCTTCTGAGCTGAGATGTACTTCTAGTCCTGCATTTTTAAGATGTTCTCTTGTTGCCCCTGCAACTTCAAAAATTTTAGAACGCAAATCAGGATGGTCCTGAACCCATTTAACTGAAGCGAGTGCTCCTGCACATAATACAGGACTCATAGACGTTGAAAAAATAAATCCGTTAGCATAGCTACGAACCATATCTATAAGATCTCTGCTACCTGCAACGTATCCTCCTTGTACACCAAATGCCTTGGCTAAAGTGCCTTGAATAACGTCTACTCCATCGACGCACCGCTGTTCTTCAGCGATGCCAGCACCTCTGTGACCATAGAGTCCCACAGCATGTACTTCGTCAACATATACCATTGCTCCATATAGTCGAGCAATATCGCATACATCGCTAACAAGTCCTCGATCTCCGTCCATACTATACACACCTTCCATGGCAATGATAGGTTGAATATCATCGGACAATGTGGATAAAATTTCTTTTAGATGTGTAAGATCATTATGACGCCAAACAGTAATAGGTGCTTGACTAGATTTCATTCCTACAATCATGCTGTTGTGATTTTCACTGTCGCTGATATAATGAACGTTTGGCAGCATCTTACCTAGTACTCCTAGGGTACTTTGATTGGCAACATAGCCACTGGTAAATGTCAATGCTGTAGTCTTGTCATGCAACTTGGCTAGTTCGTGTTCTAGTGCAACATGATAGTGACTAGTTCCGCTGATATTTCTTGTTCCACCGGACCCTGCTCCGGTAGTGTCTAATGCTGTATGCATGGCATCGATTACCACTTTATGCTGACCCATTCCTAGATAATCGTTACTGCACCAGTTGGTTATATGTTTGATGTTATAACGTCCGTAATACATGGCTTTAGGAAAACTTCCACGTTCACGTAGAATATCAGTAAATGTACGATAATTACCCTCTGTTTTAAGTTTTTCTAAACTTTGGGCAATAACATCTTGAGTTTTTGGCTTAATCATAATGTATGTATTTATTGACAAAAAATTTAATTGAGTGTATAATTACTATTATGAAAATCAAAATTGTATCAGATCTACATTTGGAATTTAGTGATATCACAATTCCAAATGATGAAGGCGCAGATGTGCTAATTCTTTCGGGTGATATTATGATCTCTCAGGATTTGCACGACCATCACGCCGCAGATTTTAGCCCCTACAGTAATGGAGCATTAGCTGATCTCGGTCGCAAGTTGCAACGAGTTGCTCGATTTCGTGATTTCCTGAAGCGGTGTGCCTTCCAGTTTCCGCATGTCTTCTACGTAGCTGGCAACCATGAGTTCTACAACGGTGGGTTCTACAAAGGTATTCAGTACCTGCGTGACGAATGCGCCAAACACTCTAACGTCTATTTCTTGGAAAAGGACACGAAGATCATCGATGATGTTGTGTTTGTAGGAGGTACTTTGTGGACTGATATGAACAAGGGTGACCCTATAACTCTTCACGCTGTTCGTGATATGATGAACGACTTCCGTATTATTAAAAACGATGAAAAAGGTTACACACCTTTGAAGCCTGCTGATACTGCTATTCGTCATCGTGAGACACTGCAATACATCAAACACATTGTCAGTGAGCACAAGGACAAAAAGTGTGTCGTTATTGGACATCATGCACCTAGCAAGATGAGCACACATGAGCAGTACAAATCTCAATATCTCATGAACGGTGCTTATAGTAGTGATCTAAGTGAATTCATTATGGACCATCCGCAGATCAAATTGTGGACACACGGACATACGCATCACCCATTTGACTATGTCATTGGAGAGACTCGTATTGTTTGTAACCCTCGCGGATATGAAAGCGACGGATACTGTGAAGACAGCGGTTGGGACATTACAAAAATAGTGGAAGTATGAGTAGTACTGTACGTATATCGTGGGTTCGTAAATATGATAACTCATTCTATTGGAATGAAGTATGTACATGGGCAATTGAATATTTTGGCCTGCCTGGGGGCAGATTCGAAACCCATGCCAATGTAAACTACATGGACTTTATTTTTAAAAGTAATAAGGATGCATTATTGATGGCGTTACACTGGAATGCCGAGATAGTGCCAAATGAACAAAAAACTGTGGAAACTTTTTCAAATTTCTCGCAGTAATTTGATATTTCGTGTATAAATAATATTGTAAGACGCCGTAAGGGTTTTACATTGAGGTATGGTACCTCAAAATGATTCTTGCTTATTAAGGAGAAAAACTATGAATCAACTCGCACGTTTCGACACCACCGCTCTAAATCAACTAAACAGAGCACTTATTGGATTTGATAGCCTTTTCAACGATGTTGAAAGACGATTTTCAAACTCCGTTCCTAACTATCCTCCATACAACGTTCTAAAGCACGACGACAATTCTTTTGAAATTGAAGTTGCTGTTGCAGGATTTGATCGAGAGGATATCAGCATTGAGGTAGATCAAAGTCTACTTATTATTAAAGGCCAACGCCAGAAAGAAGACGACACATCTAAGTATGTATATCGTGGACTAGCAGCTCGAGACTTCGAACGCACGTTTACTCTTGCAGAGCACATTATTGTGGGCAATGCAGAATTGACAAACGGTATTTTAAGTGTTAAACTAACACGAGAAGTACCTGAAGCACTCAAGCCTCGCGTGATTGCAATCAAGTAATATAACCCAGGGGGAGGCAACTCCCCGTCCAATAGGAATAATATGGCATCTGATACAATTATCGAAAAAGACACAAAAACTATTTCTAAAAATAAGGAAAAAAGTCAAGAACCTACTAGGTACAAAGTCATTGTTTGCAACGACGATGTTACTCCTGTTGAATTTGTAATATCCATGCTAGTTGCTGTGTTTAGACATAGTGAAAAAAGTTCTCTTGAATTGACTTTAAAGATACATAACAACGGACACGCTGTTGTAGGAATCTATAGTTATGAAGTTGCAGACCAAAAAGGAATCGATGCTACCAATCTTGCTCGTACTAATGGATTCCCTTTGATAATTAAAGTAGAACCAGAATGAGGATTTAAATGAGCTTAAAAGATTTAACCAGTGCTAAACATGCAGAGGCTGAATCTACTCCGTTTATGAAGGCAGTGTTTGCACAAACCCTGCCTTTTGATTTGTGGGTAGATTGGACATATCAAAAGTGGCTATTCTATGGAGCCATTGAAGGTGCCGCAGGGGCCAATCGATTGTTAGGAGACTTGCCAGACTTACGCCGTGCATTTTATCTAGCAATGGATTATCAAGAAATGAACGGGGACAATCCCCGCCATGAGTTCCGTCATATCGTTGTTGACTATTACAATTACATTCTAAGCATTAGTAAAGATCCTAACAAGATTATGGCACACTTGTATACATGGCACATGGGTGACATGTTCGGTGGCCAAATGATTAAGAAGATTGTTCCGGGCGCACATCGTAACTTAGAGTTCGAAGATCCCCGAACACTGATGACCAATATTCGTGCCAAGCTGGACGACAGCATGGGCGATGAAGCCAATGTGGCCTTTGATTGGGCAATACGAATGATGAGGGACTATGACAGTAGTTTGGGATAAGGTTAGTAAACTAGCCGCTGATATTACAGAAAGATTTAATGTTGTCGGGGAACAGATTAATTCCCCGTCTGCACATCAATATGGTTGGCATAATACTCTATGGTCCAGTAACCAATTCCGCAGAGCACATGTTGAAATTGTAGATTTCCGTGAGACCTACAATATCTACATATTACATGTCACAGTATTTCCGCACTTCAACGATCCTAGCCCTATCTATGGGTTTGATGCTGTATGCGGCCCAAACAAAATAACAGGTGCGTTTCACGACTTCAGTCACGCTGGTGATCCTAATAGTTTTATGTATTTGTGGTTTAAAGCTCAGGTGCATGGACTAGAATGGAACAAGCCTAGACAATTACCCGAGTGGGCACAACAGATCTTCAGTCCTGCTATGGTAGCTGCTGGTAATCTACAAGACGAAGCTGAAATAGACCAACTATGCAATACAGCATTAACCACATTAGATTTCTATCTAAAGAATGTAGGAATAGAACAACAAAGTGGTGCTGATTATCACATGGCACAAAATCGTTATTGCCATTATCAGAAACAGAATCCCCATGTGATCAAAAGTATGATTAGTATGGGCATATCTGAACCTACTATGAAGAAATTCGTACAGGAAATCTTATTCCCGGAATTTCACTAAATACTCTATTATGCGATCACGTGAATTTTTAACCCTATTAGAATCCGAGCAAACTCTTAATCCTAACAAACTGACAAAAGATATGGTACGGTTTGATAGGCTCATTGCTAATATTACTGCCGGCAACCCTTTATACTTAAAAGACGGTACTCCTGTTGTTATTAAAAACACAGAAGCAAAGCGATTACAAGATCTTTTTGATCAAGGAAAATTTGCTGGTACTATAACTCTACTAGGTGCAGATCAAAAACCCTATCCACTGGGATCATTCTTAAAAACAAAAGAATACGGTGGTCAAAGTGTTCCTCCTAATCAACAAGACACAGATGCAGTTCCTGTTGCTGGCCTTAGACCAGGACAGGTCTTCCAACACGGTGACCCAAATAAAGATCAAAATCTAACACCCGAACTTGCCTTGGAGTTGGGGGCATTTCTTGCGGGACAATTGGGGCAAAAGATACAATCAAATAAACATCTTGATAGTCAGGGTGCAGCTGGTGCGGCTGTTAAAGAAATTTCCCGTGCAATTGATGCAGAACAAATTCCGACGGTTCCAGATCTCAGCAAATCAGAAATTGGCAACATACAAAACTATGGATTTGAATATCTAGGAGTACAAGCCCTAATCAAAGGTGTTGCAAATTTTCCAAATTCTGAAGCATTTTACGAACACGTGGGCGGCAATCTAGAGGAATTAGTATTATATTTTCCGGCTAGTTCTAGTAATCCTGTAGCAGATAGTTACGCTCTTGTTAACAGAAAAACTGAAAATACTATTTTTATCAGCAGTAAGGGCGCTGGAGGTGGCATGCCAAGCAGTGTAACCGCATTAAAGATTCCCAATAACATGAGAAAAATGATTGGCAAAGATCCTGCAATTACATTTATTGACATGTTGCAACAAAATGCCAAACCTGCATGGATACAACCGTTCTATGCCGCAAATTGGTTAGAAGAAAACTATCCAGGTTCAATGGGAGAATTAAGTAAATTTTTACCCTTTACTGACGAATTGTTTATATATTTGTCCACTATTCTAAAATCTCGTAACGAAGGTGTGCCAGAAACACTAGATCAAATTCCAGCAGAATTTCAAGAACTATATAAGTTAGTGGAAACTTCTATAACTGCTAAACACCCTTTATGGTACTACTTGAGATACTATGTCAAGGATGTAATTCATAGTGCTGTTAAGAAAGGCGTCATTCCTAATTTTTCTAAACGTATGATTGAATTGTTAGGACAGAATTTTGTTCTATTAAAAACCACTATTAAAGGCAAGCAATTTATAACAGATGTAAAATGGCCTTCAAAAGTAGGTGGTACTATTACATTTGAGCACAAAGATCCTGCTCCAAAATGGGATAGTGCAATGACCTGGAAACTTAATTAATTATTCCTGTCGTTAAGTATATACTAAATACTTAACGATGGAACTGCTCTCAATACTCCTTCTTTTGCAGATCAAGCATTGTTATGCTGATTTTGTCCTGCAGACTTATCAACAGACCGTTAAAAAAGGTGTGTGGATGGACCCCACGGGAATTAGTCATACAACAGATCATATGTATTGTACTTTAATAGCAATGCTTATTTTCAGTTTCTTTGTTCCTGTTGGTGCGTTTGCTATAATATTTGTTACTCTAATTGAAGGTATTGTTCACTATCTTGTGGATTACAGCAAGGTAAAGTATGGTAGCAAAGACAACACTAAACCTATCTTCTGGACACAGTTCGGTCTAGACCAGCTAGCACATCAAGTCACATACATATGGATGATATGGTTTTTGTTAGTTTGAATTGTTAAACCCAACAAAACTGCGTATATAATCGCTCTCCAAATGCCCTTAAATATATGTAAGGACATCGGAGCGAGCAATGAAGAAAATTAAAATAGCGTTAGGAGTATGTCTTACACTAGGACTTGCTACTGCAAATGCAGAATTGGTACACCAATTCAACAATCCTACCTTTAGCGGTCAAGGGTGGGCCAGCCAAGTGCTGACTATGGAGCAAATGCGACAGAGCGCACAGGCCAGTAAAGCGTCAAGAGAGGCTGGAGAAAGAGCCGCAGCAGAAGCGGCCGCAGCAAATACACCGTTGGCTAGATTTATGAATCTGTTTACAGGACAAGTATACAGTCAATTGGCTACACAGTTAACTAACAATCTGTTTAAAGAATGTACTGGATCAAATTGTTCTAAAGGTGAGTTTATGGTAACTGAAACACAAAAAATTGTCTGGACTAAATTAGAGAATAATGTTACGCTGAATGTTTTTGATGGAAAAATCGTTGACAAGAAATTTGTTCCAAATGCAAGTCCGACACAGACTATCACTGTGCCAGTATCTAGTTTTAATTTTTAAGGAGCGATGGATGAGAATATTTAAATTATCAACTATTGTTCTTGCAACAGCAGTATTGATGGGGTGTGCATCCGTAGTTAGACCTTTTGGCAAAGTAGGTATTGGAGACATACCAAAAGTAACAGAGACTATACAAAAAGAAATTGATACACTACCTGCGCCAGACGGTCCTAAGATTGCAGTGGCAGTTTACGGATTTAAAGACATGACTGGACAGAGAAAAAACAGCACCACGCTGAGTTTATTCTCAACCGCAGTAACACAAGGTGCCGAAAGTTATCTAATCAAGAGTTTACAAGAAGCAGGTAATCGTCAATGGTTTACTGTAGTAGAACGTGTTAATCTTGACAACCTATTAAAAGAACGTCAGATGATTAAACAGACTCGTGAGATATACGACGGAGCTAATGCTAAAATGCTACCACCTTTGGCATTAGCTGGAGTTATTCTAGAAGGTGGTATCATTGACTACAACAGTAATGTACTAACAGGCGGAACTGGATTTGCAGTTTTAGGAATTGGCCCATACACACAGTATATGCAAGATCAAGTGGTAATCAGTATGAGATTAGTCAGTGTACAAACCGGAGAAATATTAACCAGTGTTACTATTGAGAAAAATCTTTTGAGTACCAAAGACGGTACAACTGCTGTTAAATTTTACAATCAAGGAACGCGATCATTTGAGTTTGACAGTAGTCAAACTTTTAATGAACCAGGCAACTATGCTCTAAGGTCGGCAATTGAGCAAGGGATTATTGAGCTAGTTAAAAGTGGAAAAAATCTAGGTCTATGGAAATTCAAGGAGAAACCTAATGAGTTGGTTCAAAAGGAAGCCCCACGTGAAGGAGCCGCCCAAACACCTTCCGCATCGTCAGTACAGCCCAGCAACGGAAAAAATGCTAGAGGAAGTAAAGAAGAAGGTAGTTGGAATGCTACCGACGGATCAGGCAACAGGATCCAAACAACAAAATAAAGCGAGACCGGTCAACAAAACCAGGAGCAAATAAAATGAAAAAAACACTATTAGCAATTATATTAGCCGCAACACTGCCGGCTTTTGCACAAACAGCACCTACTGCACCAACGCAGGCCAGTGCGCCCACGATTACTACAGCCAGTACCACACGCTTTGCAGCAGGCGTTACGGCTGCATTAGGTGCAAGTACAACTAACATTATCTATCTAGAGCAGACTGGATCTGCACCTACAGTCAGTATCAATCAAGACGGTAACAGTAACCGTGCTGGTGCTACTGCCGCAGGTGCTATTAACAGTATGATATTAGATGGTAATAATCAAGTTGTTACTATTGACCAAACAGGTAACAATAACATTATCAACACCATGAAAATCACCGGAAGTGATGCTAATGTTTACTTGCTACAGTCAGGTAACAGCAACACAGCCAATGTAAGTTGTGGATTGACAACAACCTGTGCAGGACAAGCTGGCCTTGATGAAAATGCATTGCTTGATTTAAGATTCACTGGTAACAGCAACACTGCAAATTATACCGGCAATGGTACAGCACTTCAAGCAGCAGCGTATGTTACAGGCAACGGTAATACACTTAACTTAGAACAATCTAGCTCTACCGGTGCTGGTCAACAAATGTTGATTAACTTGTCAAGTAGTGACAACAACACTGTTAACGTTCTGCAATCTAGTGCAAGCATGAGCAGTTTAGTATTGGCACAAAACGGTGCAGGTGGAACAACTTTTAACATCAGTCAAACTGGGACCCATGCTAACGTTGCTAATATTTCAGCCACAGCAGCAGGTGGCACTTTTAACATCATTCAGAAGAGCCGTTAATCGGAGGATGCTGTGAAGTTATGGGCCATTGCACTATGGTTGGTTTGCACCACTGCGATTGCTGATATAGGATCAGTCGTTGATCTTTCAGGCACCGCAGTTATTAAACGTGGCAAAACAATCGTCTCCGTAGCTAAAGGCACTGTAGTTGAAACCAATGATAAAGTTGAAACTAAAAACGGTGTTGTCAACATCAAGTTTAAAGACAACACCACTGTTAAAATAACTGAAAACAGTGCATTAGTAATAGATGATTTTGTATACGATCCTAAAAATGCTGCGGGCGGCAAACTTAGCCTTAAGGCTGCTGCTGGTACTGTACGTTATGTATCTGGTAATATCGCACACAACAACCCCAACAGTGTAAAAATTAATACACCCACTGCGTCTATTGCTGTTCGCGGCACTGATTTTGTAATGTCAGTAGATGAAACAGGTAAAAGTCTTGTTATGTTAATGCCTGCCTGTGAAGTAAATCAAAGCATTAACTTAAAAGGAATGGTTTGCGGTAGTGGTCGAATAGATGTTGACAGCGGATCAAAAATAATTACATTAGACAAACCTTATCAAGCAACTATTGTTGAAACAGCGGCAACCCCTCCTACTATTCCTGTAGTAGTTAATCTAGCTAATACTGCAATTGGAAATAATTTATTGATTCGTTTGCCTAATACTATGTCAGGTGTTGGTATACAACAAGCTGCTCGTGCTGCTGCTGAAAAAACTGGCGATGCCAAACGTGACGATGACAAGAAAGACAACAAAGATCCTAGTTCGGCAGAAGCCAAAGCGACTAACGATCAGCAGAAAAATAATCAAGAACGAACTTCTAGGGAGCGAGATGCAGAAGACCGTGCCTTATCCTTATTAACAGAACTAAAAGATAAAGGTGTTGCAGTAACAGACAAAGCATTTGAAAACGAGCATGTGGTTCGATACTACAAGAACGATAATCCAAACTTAAATCAGTTAGGTATAGGCTATATGAGTTTGAGTGCTAACGGAAATAACTTTACTGCTATAAGTCTAACTAATGACAACAAGGTGTTGGTAGTAGTTACACAAGATAGAATTACCGATGCGTTCAATTTTGCTGGATCACTCAACAAGCCGCAGGGCAGTATCATTATTAATCAGAGCTACAGATGATAAGACAAATATTTTTAATGATGTTGCTAGTCTGCACAAATGCCTTTGGTGCTATCACCGACGGCAAGTTTGGCATCAATCAAATATTTGACGTACAATACAGCTGGAGTGGTACCACATTATATGCCAGCAACTTTATTGCACCTTACAACAAGAACTTTCAAACAGTGACGGTTAGCGCAGGACAATACTTTCAGTTCTTTAATAGCACAACTAATCCAGGGAAGCACGGATTGAAATTGATGAACAGCAACGGCACACAACACAGTATTGTCCATGATCACGGCGATATTACTGCTCTAGGTAATGGTGCTATCTTCTATATTGGATCTGGGTTCTTTGGTAATGTGATTACAACGGCACAAGGTTATAACTACGGTGCTAGTGCTACATTTACTAATATGGATACTAGTGTTACCAGCAGTGACCTAAATAACTATACATTTGCTAGCACAACACCGTTATCAGCAGGACAAACAGCACAGCCGGCACCTGCAACACCGAACTGGCAAATGATTAGAACCAACAGCACGCCAGTTGTAATCAGCAACATCTATCCTACCAGCTATAATAGTCCCAGCAACGAAGGTGCTGCTAATGCCTTTGACGGCAACGTTGGCACTAAGTACTTGAACTTTGATAAACAGAACGCAGGTGTCACTGTTAAACTAAGTCAAGGTCGTGTAGTTCAAAAGTTTACCATTACTACTGCTAATGATTCAGTTGAACGAGATCCAGCAAGTTATAAACTATACGGATCTAATGATGGTGTTAACTGGACTCTGATTAAAGAAGGTCCGTTGACTTTATCTGATTCTAGATTTAGTGTCAGTGGTGAAATAACAGTGGACAACACTACCGCCTATGTCTATTACTTTATAAAGTTTCCAAGTATTAAAAATAACAGCGGTAATAGTGTGCAGATTGCTGAAGTTACCTACTACTACGATTTAAATGATGGAGTAACCAGCAGTGATACAGGTTCAGGTGGCACACCTAGCAATCCAGGTACAGCAGGTGCAGCAGTATCCAACGAAGGACCAACGGTAGTTGGTACATCAACTAGCAACAGTATTAGCACAAGTTCATCTAGTTCAAGCACTGGATCTATAACAATTACTCGCCCAACTACCACAGGAAACTTTACTGACGGGTTCGTAGGAACAACTACAGTGACTACAACAACTACAACACCGGTGACTACTACTACATGGAGTGACGGATCAACTACAACTAGCAACGGTACACCAAGTAGCACTACTAACACTACCTATACCATCACACCCACTTACGGAACTGCTCCTACATATTCTCGAACCGCTCCTAACATTAGTGGCAACAGCATTTATATCAAACAGGTTGTGGCTGGCACAAACAATTCCGTTACATTAGAGCAAGATGGAAATAACAATGCCATTACAGGAACCGACAGCGGGTGGGCAACGTTAAATGGCAACGGCAACATACTGAGTATAAAACAGTTCGGACAAGGTAATATTGCAGGTGTTAAAATGAATGCCTGGGGCAACAATATTGACATTAAGCAACAGACTGCTAACGGTGGTGATGTCAACAACAATATATTCAATTTTGAAAGTGCTGGTAATGGTAATGCAGTCACTGCTCAACAACAGAGCAATAACAATACCGCTAGTGTAAAAACTACATGGGATATTAATACTGTAAACATTACACAAAAGACTGGAACAGGTAATGCAAGTTATGCTACATTAACAGGCAATTGGAACACTGTTAACAACACACAAGCCGGCAGCAACAATCTAAGCATTGTAAATGTCAGCGGAGACAACAACTCAGCAACAGTTAATCAAACTGGCACAGGACACAGTACTTTATTAAACTTAATTGGTAATAAAAACACTGTTAGCGTCACACAAACAGGTGTAGGAGATGCCTACACACTACAACAGACCTGTACAAATCCAGCAGGCTGCTCGGTATCAGTTATTAGAAACAAGTAAATTTTGCTATAAATAACTGATGCGATTCGACGACCTTATTAAAAAACCTGCCAAACCGCAGAAGCCATTGACCTATACAGAAAGTTTACAGGCTAAACTTGATGCAGAAATGGCGGATAAACCTGCTCCAAAATTTACAGCATTAGAATATGCTATGATGGAAGGTGGTCACAGTTTAGAAGAAAACTTTGCAGATGGTAAGAACCCGCAAGACAAAGGCGACAGCAAGCGTCACGGTGTTCCTACTAAATCGTCAGTAAGTACACTGCGTAAGGTTGCCAAGCAAGGTGGTCGAAAAGGTCAGTTAGCACATTGGATGGCCAATATGAAAGCAGGGAAGGCTAAGAAATGAAGATTCAAGAACTTTTAGAAGACTGGAACAAAGTCAACAAACAAGACAAGACAGATGGCCTTAGTCAAAAGGCTGTTAATGCTTATCGTAGAGAGAATCCAGGCAGCAAACTTAAGACTGCTGTAACTACTAAGCCTAGTAAATTAAAAGCAGGCAGCAAGGATGCTAAACGCCGCAAGAGTTTTTGTGCTCGCATGTCGGGTAACAAAGGCCCTATGAAGGACGAGAAAGGTCGTCCAACTCCTAAAGCCAAAGCACTGTCTCGCTGGAACTGCGAGGAATAAAATATGAAAAAAATATTACTAAGCCCGTGGTTGGCATTAATTACATTGGTATTGATAGCAGGTGTCAGATTTGCAGATCCTGCATTTGTTGAATCAGTTAGACTGCGATACTTCGATCAACTTATCATTAGCCAACCTAAACAAGACATTCCTGTACATACTGTTAATATAGATGAAGCTGCATTAGACAAGTATGGACAATTCCCTTTTCCTCGAGGACTATATGCTGACATTATTAAAGACCTATATGATAGAAACGCTGGACTTGTTGTGCTCAATATCCTCATGCCTGAATCAGATCGATTCAATCAAGATACTCAACTGGCCAAAGCCTTAGAAAAATATTCAGTGGTGCTGCCGCAGGTTGCCAGCACCACAGGCAAGAATAAGACGTTCGGAAGTGCTGTACAAATTGTAGGCGTTGACCCAGAAGGTAGTCTAGTAGAATATCCAGGTATTATCGCCAACGTTCCTATGCTAGAAGAACGTGCGGCTGGTGTAGGTGTTGTAAATACTTTTCCTGAAATAGACGGTGTTGTTCGTCGTATGCCGTTGCTAATACTAAGCGGAGAAACTGTGCATCCTGCAATCGGTTTAGAAACACTTAGGACTGCGGCAGGAGATACAAAAATACAAGTTAAGATTACAGACATGGGGGTTGAAGCAGTGCGTATTCCTAAACTGAATCGCATCAACGTAGATCCATTGAGTCGTGTATGGATTGATTGGAGCCAGCAACCCAAGCAACACAGTCTTGCCAAATTGCCCAAAGACTTCAACGGTGAAATCGTTATAGTGGGATTAAGTGCGGCAGGATTAGTTCAACCAGTAGCTACTGCTCGCGGCGAAATTTGGCCACAGGATATGCAGGCAAGTTTATTAGGTACAATGCTTAACGGCAAAACTATTCAGCGTCCAGGCTACGCAGATGACTTAGAAACAGTAGCTATTCTAATTGCAGGTATATTGCTATTATTTTTAACGAGGTGGACCTATGCGGGATTGGCAGCGACAGTTGTTATTATTGGCGGTGGCATTGCTGGCAGCATCTATGCTTACAGCAGTCTTTTATTCTTATTCGATGCTACTGCCTTTGCAGTTGGCACAACTTTGGTCGCTCTGCATGCCTATGGCATCAAGTTTGTAAGCGAGTTCCTACAGAAGAGTCAGATTAAGAAACAGTTTGGCAGTTACGTAAATCCTGTTATTGTTGAACGCTTACAAAAAGATCCTAGCTTTATCAAACTGGGTGGTGAGAAGAAAGATTTAACTGTTATCATGAGCGACATGCGTAACTTTACGGGACTAGGTGAGACATACGGTGATGACGTTGTGGCATTTACACAGACTATGAACCGTTACATGACTGCCATTGCGGAGCCTATACTGCGTAACAATGGGTGTTTGATCAAGTTCATAGGTGATGCGTCATTACACGTACACGGTGCTCCTATTCAAGAAGAACAAGATCCGGATCATGTGTTAGCAGGAGTGCGTACAGGTCTTGAAATGTTGCACGCTGTTGAGCTGTTTAATATTGAACTTACCAAAGAAGGTAAGCCCTTAGTAGGTTGCGGATTGGGTATCAACACTGGCCCTACACTAATTGGTAACATTGGTAGTAAGGATCGATTTGGTTATGACGTACTAGGCGACTCAGTAAGTTTAACTGCTCGACTAGAAGGACAGACCAAGAACTATGGTGTGTTGATCATCATTAGCGAGTTTACACAGGCTCGAGTAGGCGACAATTACTTTACAATTCCATTAGACTGTATTGCTGTTAAAGGTAAGACTATTGGCGTTAACATATTCACAGTGTTTTACAATCCAGATGCCACTGTGGCAGCAGATTGGATCATGGCTCGAGAGCATCATGAACTAATGTTAGAATATTATCGTCAACAACAGTGGGACAAGGCCATTACACTGTGCCAAGAACTTACAGGTGAGTTTGACGGCAAGATGGATCACTATTACGAATTATGGATTGAGCGTATTGCTGAGATGCGTACAAGAGATCTAGCCGCAGATTGGGACGGTACCTACAGAGCTACATCAAAGTGATAGAAGATGTTCTAGATGAATATGCCAGGCTTTGGATCCTGGCATATTATTGGCCTTATTTTGTTTTAGGAAACTCTGACAACATTAAAGAAATTAATCGTCTGCTGCTGCGTCGTTAATTTCTTGAGGTGTAAATTTTCTCTGAGGTATTGGAGATAGTTTTTCTTTAACAGGTTCAGGTTCTTTGTTAATAGATGCATCAGCAGCAATACGTTCTTTCTCAATTGTCTTGCCACGCAATTCCATAACTGTTTCAACTTTTTGATTTAATCTTATAAGGTCATTGTCCAGCATACGAATACGATCAATAAGAGCAATAAGAGTTCCATTGGCTTGTCCTATAACTGGTTTGATTTCTGTGGTTACCCAGGTCCACACGTAATAGATAAAGTATCCCATGCCGCCCGCAGCAACAATAGGAAAACCATATTTGTTGATCATTTCTGCTATATCCATATTACTTATACCCTTTGGTAAATTTTAGTACGGGGTCTACTTTGACTAATTGACTTTGCCCGTCTATATTTTTAAGCTCAAAGTGATCTCCAGCACGCCACTCTAACTTGTCTATGTTAATTTCTCTGTCTAGAATAATTCGATCTTTTCGAAGATCCCAGTCGTAGTCTAAGTATTTCATAAGGTGCTTTCTACTGTGCCGAGAATAAGATATACTTGCTGATAAGTTTCTTCAATCATTTCTAACTGTTCTTCAGTTAACTCGCTCTGTTCAAAATTTACTAAATCTTTTGCTAGTTCAGTTTGCAGTTGCTTAATCTTATTCATTAGTCTTTCCTTTGATCAACTTGATCAGCACGAGCAATCCGATCATAATCGGGCTGTAGTCCCAATGCATGACTTACTTTAACATCAATACGTTGTAATTGGTTGGTCATAGTATCTACTCGACTGTCTAGACCTTTAATAATACCACCCATTCCGTTGACGCTAGATGTTACACCAGCTAAAATAAACTTCAATGTTAGGAAAACAAAGTAGCCAGCCGCTATTGCACCAGCTATTGGAAACCCTAACTCTGCTACTAATTTAAAGAAATCGCCCATATCCTACTCCAGTTTATTATATTTACAGTTAATGGTAAAATCAATATAGTAGTAGATAATTTTATTCTGTGCGTATATAATGTACTAAATATCTCAAAGGAACAGATCATGTTTGACAAGAATAGACCAGTAGGCATAGAAAGTATTAAAAGTTATGCTCAGAAAATTGAAAGTGGATTTTTAGAAAAGTACCTAAGCGGTAAGAACATTTTAGAAATTGGATACCAAGGATACAATGCAGGACGAGAAGTTGTTCCTATTGTAGAAAATGCAATTGGTATTGATCAGGGTTATCCGGGCTACGACGGGTTGCACCTGCCGTTTGAGGATGCTAGCCAAGATGCAGTATATAGCAGTCATGTACTTGAGCACATTCCGTATTGGGAACAAGTGTTACAGGAGTGGTTCCGAGTACTTAAAGTGGGAGGTTACATGGTAATTGTTGTACCACATTGGTTGTTATACGAAAAGAAGAAAGATCTGCCCAGTCGCTTTGCAGGTGCGGGGCATTTTCGTTATTACTTACCTAGCACTCTGCTTGCAGAAGTCCAAGAGGCACTCCCACTAGGTGAATGGCGCTTACGTCATATGTGCGATAATGATGCAGGCTTTGACTACAGTTTGCCAGATACAACACACAGCGAAGGCTGCTACGAAATTGAGTGTGTGATTGAAAAGATTGCAGACCCAGCATACATTACACAGATGATGAACAGATGAAAAGAAACTTACTAATTGTATTAAGAACTTGTACCCGTGTTAACATGCTCAACGGTGAAAACATGGGCGGCCGCTATCACAAAGTACCTAAGCATGAGCTTGTAAATGTTTGCCTTAGCAGTATTGTAGATAGTATTAATCACTGTGAAGGGCACGATGTTAAGCTAGTAGTCTTAGATGACAACAGCACACCCGAAGCAGTTGCTGATTTTAAAATCATCCTTGCACAATGCAAATCGTCTACAGAGTTTGTAGCAGTAACAGGCGGAACTGGTGCTAGCTACACTTGCAAGAAAGTCTATGAAATTGTAGATCAACAGTGTACAGACTTGTGGTATCATGCAGAAGATGACTATCCGCATTTTCAAACAGCAATACAAGACATGCTAGATACTGTAACACAGTTTGAGCAGCAAACAGGCAAGATGATTGCAGTCAATCCGCATGACGATGTGTACCGTTACACAGCACAAGTTTACCCTAGCATTTTGTTGTTTGGTCCCCACAGGCATTATCGTACAGTTAAGCACAGTACCTATACCTGCTTAGCCAGTCGTGCTGTATTTGACAAGTATCGCAAACACTTTGATGATGCAGCAGAATGGATATTGCGTAAAGATGAAAATGAAACTATCAATCAGGTATGGAACAAAGACGATGTTATGTTGTTCAGTCCTATTCCTAGCCTAAGCCTGCATATCACACTAGAGTCCTTAAAAGATCCTTACATTGATTTTGAGGGATTGTGGTACAGTATTCCGCAACTTTGGAAGCGTGGTGATCCTAGCAAGTACGCTATTGTTAGTATGTTCAATGAGCCACATTTTGAACTTGCCAAACACACTTGGTTCAATAACAAAGACAAGTATGCAACACATCGCGGATACAAAGCCTTTTCTAAAATGGACGACTTTAGTTCAGAAGCAGTTCACTTTGATAAGTTTGTGCATATTTTGCAAGTAATGAACGATAATCCTAATCTATCTTGGGTGTGGTGGTTAGACAACGATGCTATGATTACCAACTTCAATTGCAAGATAGAAGATGTAATTGATGACAGCTATGACATCATCATGGCCACTGACATTGCCAGTCTTAACACAGGCAGCTTCTTTGTCAAGAACAGTGAGAACAGTCGGGTGTGGTTAGAGGATATGATCGGTAAGCGCAAGGACTACCTCAACGATAAGAAATGGTTTGATCAGCAGTGTGTTATCGACACTTATGTTACCTACAAGGATATTATTAAACTTGTACCACAACGTACTATGAACAGCTACGATTACAAGATGTATGGAGTCGACGGAATTGACATGTTAGGCAACGACGGACAGTGGCAGCAGGGTGATTGGGTAGTACACTGGCCAGGCTTGAACAATCAATTAAGAATACAATTGGCACAAAACTTTGCAAATGCTGTAGTATGAAATGTGCCTGGTTAGAAAATATGATGAGCATCGAAACAGACGGATGGACGCGACCGTGCTGTGCAGAACCGTCTAAGGATGCAAGGATAGCACATATTAATAACGGAATACAGGCAGCATGGAATAATTCTAAATTACTAGAATTAAGAGAGGAGTTAAAGAACGGTTATTCTAAAAAGACTCGACCATTTTGTAACAGATGCGAAATTTTAGAATCTGCAGATCAACCTAGTATGCGTACCAGTACACCGTTTGCCACACAAGATAGGACATTAAAAACAATTCAATTTAAAATGAGTAACAAGTGCCAACTAACTTGTGCTCATTGTGGTCCTGAGTTATCTACAGGATGGAAAAAGTTTTTAAAGATAACTCCGATAGCTTCCGATAGTTTTGAATTAACTGACGAATTTTTAAAAGAGTTAGGAGAATTACTACCGCAGATAACTTGTCTAAAATTTACCGGCGGCGAGCCTTTTCTCGACCCTAACCATTGGAAGATATTAGAATACTTACAGCAGTTTGATAGAAGTCATTGTACATTAGAATATATAACAAACGGCATTAGTCCCTTTAGAGATGAACTATGGAAGGGTTGGCAATCTGTTAAATGCAGTGTCAGTGCAGATGGTTATGGAGAAACATACGAATGGTTTCGCAGAGGATCTTCCTGGGAAGAATTAATAAGTGGTGTCCGTGATCTAAAAGAAGTCAGCGATGTTAGTATAAATTTTGCAATGACTCCTTATACTATACAAGATTATCATACTGCTAAAAACTATTGGGGACGTATAGATACACATCTTATCGTGCATCCTAAGCATGCCAGTCTTTTATATTTTCCTATGAACGTGTTAGAAAAACTTGATGATTATCAAACAATACCCTATGTAGACGGTGCAAGAGGATCTAATTTATATTTTTATAAAAGTTGGGCAGAAGATTGGGATATGAAATGGAATACAAAAGGCTGGTCTAACAGGCTATTTTGGTGGATGACTTGATATTATGAGCAAAATTATTTCTTGGTCAAAAGACACAGTTCCTTTAGATCTAGTAGCAAAGATGCTAGACTTTTATAAAAAACAACAATCCTATGATACCAACTTTAAAGGAAAAGATCTTAGAGGAACACCTCCTACTCGAACAGATATACCTGAATTATACACATTTATTGAGTCTTTAGGTTATGTTATTTTAGATGACGAACCTAGTGGGAACTATCTCGAAACTGCAAGTCAGTATCCCATTCACGTTGATACTGGTAAAGACAATACTCACAGTTTAGATTATACAGTTTTTTTGTTTCCTTTATATATTCCTGAAGATAGTGTTTCGTATTTGCTATTGTTAAATCAAAAATGGCTAGGTGAAGCAACTACCTTTGTCAAACAGCCTTGGACTAAGGGATGGAACAATATGGTTACAAGTTATGAAGATATTCAAGGACTTGAGTATAACAAGTGGGATTCTCGATTAAACGAGTTAGGTATAATTTTCACAGATTCAACATTAGACGGAATGAGCATTGACACTATAATTAGTTGGAAAATAGGAAGTTTAGTTAGTTTCCCATGCAACCAGTTACACTTCTCAGTTACTACTAACCGTGTTCCTAAAATTGGATTAAGTCTGAGATTAAAGTGTAAACTATGAAAATTGCAATAACAGGTCATACACAAGGATTAGGGAAAGCGTTCTTTGATCATTTTCAGTCGCACGATGTTCTTGGATTTTCAAGAAGCAACGGTTACAACATATTCAGTCCGGTATCCAGAATTAAAATTTTAGAAGAAATTAAAGATGCTGATATGTTTATCAACAATGCATACAATAATTTTGATGATTCTCAGTTACAATTATTAAAAGAAGTTTACACGCTATGGGAAGGAACAAACAAAGTTATTGTTAATATATCATCCCGATACACTACTGGTCCTGAAAAATATTGCAAAGATAAAGAACTACAGGATATATTTTGCAAGTCTAAAGAGTTTACCTTACCATATATAATTAATTTAAAGCCGGGATTAATCGATACTAACAGAGTTAAACATATTCTAGGTAATAGATTATCAGTTAATGAAGTAGTAGATGTGTTAGATTTTGCATTAAATAGTAGTTACAAAGTGCATACCATAACATTTGGAAAATAGTGGTTGACAACGAATTACTGAAGACCAAGCCGCGGATATAATTTTAGCATGATAAAAGTTTTAGGAAAAATTGACGAACAAGAAATATTAGATGCCTTTAATCTAATTGAAGAAAACATCCAATGGACATCCTACGGACACAAAGGGCGACAAGCCGGAGTTCAGTTTAAAGATAATGAAGATCCTTGGACTAGTGCAGTAGGAAGAAGTACTGGACAGGAATTAACATATACTAATTTAAATCCATTTTTTAAAAATACTATATTTGAAAATATAATAGCTCAATATAAATTAACTAGAACTAGATTAATGTGGGTAGACCCTTATGCATGTTATAGTATCCATCGAGACGAAACTCCAAGAATACACATACCTTTAATAACTAATCCTAGTTGCTATTTTGTTTTTCAATCTGGTAGAATAATACACTTGAATAAAAAATTAGTTTGGTGGGTTGATACTCGAAAGCCCCACACTTTTATGAATTGCTCTGATGACCCTAGGCTACACCTTGTCGGTGTAGTAGAAAAGTAATAAAATAAAAATTCGCCAAAATTGTGGCATTTTAACCACATACTTATTGACAGACATAAATAGAAGCAGTACAATAGAGACTAGTTAGGAAGAGAAGTTGTTAAAAACTTTTTGTTCAAAAGAACAAATAAGGGTTGACAACAATGCTAAATAACTGTATAATTAGAACATACACTGCAATAAGGTAGTGTATGTAACAAAAGGTTTTAAAGAGAAAACAAAATGCAATCGTCCAATAGACATCAACAATTTAATACGATGCCCAAACAGGTAGGTGTAATAGCCTGCGGTTGGTTATCGATTAATGCGGGAAGTCTATCATATGATCGTACACCAGAGATTTCTAGGGTCCGGAGGACTGTCGTGTAACACACAAGTTAACACAACAAACTTCAAGGACCCTAGGATTAAAAACCCTGGGGTTTTTTGTTTTCCGCAAGGAAGAATGACAGATTTGAAGAGACAAGCTGAGTTTACAAAAGCGCATACTTTAACTAAACAAGATCTTCGCAAGATGATTTTGGAAAAGTTACAACGTGCAACTGCGTATTACGAAGCAAGTAGGAAGCGAGAGATTGCTCAAGGGCGGTCGTAGATCGCAAAGTGTAATATAGTACGGGAACGAGGCCCGGGGAACGCACTTAAAACATGTTCTAAACGGGCGGACTAGTGGATGGCTTATCCTTATGTGGATAAAAAAATACTAGTTATTAAAGCAAATTGGTACCTGCTGACTCTGAATCAGAACAGGACGCATAGCGTAACAGTTTGTTTTAATAAGCACTTTCGAAAGAGAGTGTTAACAATTTGGAGCTTGTCCCCCATTGCCAGCTGTAACCTGGTAGCCATTATTAAGTGGGGTGGCTGGCAAGAGGTTCAATTCCTTCAGGCTCCACCAATTTTATCTCGCATTCGGTTAGCGGCTATGCCACCTGGTTTGGGGCCAGGATTTCGAAGGTTCGAGTCCTTCATGCGAGACCAAGTTTAAATGGAAAGTAATGCAGCGGGGTTGGTCCTGCGACCAGCCTTGAAAACTGGGTTCTCAGAAATGGGATGGGGTTCGACTCCTCTGCTTTCCGCCAAGACAATTGACAAATTCTACATAAGATTGTATAATTACATTATGCGACCGTAAGTGGAATATGGCAGACCTCCCGTTATGCTCATAGCATAGGTCAGGGGAAGGGGCACATAACATAGTTACCGTGCTCTTGTAGGTTCGAGACCTACCGGTCGTACCAGTTTTAGGATCAGTTCAGCAAACTTAAAAACTTTTTTATTATTCAAAAAAACCAAAGTTGATCCTGTTTTATTATGTATCCCTAGTGTCAGCGGCAGCACGCCGGTCTCCAAAACCGTTAGGCTTGGTTCAAATCCAAGGGGGTATGCCAGTTTTAGGATGCGTCCAGCAAATCAAAAAATTCAACTTTTAATTGAAAAATAAGCATCCTGTTTTTTGTTCCCGGATTGTGTAATGGTAGCACAACAGACTTTGACTCTGTTAGCCTAGGTTCGATCCCTAGTCCGGGTGCCAATATTTTGTTAGACTTCTTAGGTGTGGCTATAGTGTAATGGTAGCACTACATGTTGTGACCTTGTCAGTACGGGTTCAAATCCCGTTAGTCACCCCTAAGCAGTTTATTCCTCTTGTAGTTAAATGGTATAACAATCGCTTTCCTGGCGAGCGTTATAAATACTTGTAGGAGAACACTATGAGTATATCAAACGAAAAAGGTGAAATAGGAGAAGCAGCATTTGTGCTCGTTTCTGCCAAAAGAGGATATTGGACTGGCAAAATGCCACAAGGTTGTCCTTATGATTATGTGTTAGATAGACACGACGGTAAACTTTTACGAATTCAAGTTAAGTTTAGATCGTTAGAAAGTAACGGAATAGTTACAATTAAACTATCTCAAAACACATTTACAAATAGAGTTTCTTACAATGAAAGTAACATCGATTATATTGCAGTCTATGTAAATGAATTAGATAAAGTATATCTCGTTCCTATTGCAGAAATATGCGATGTAAAAGAAGTTAAACTGCGATGTGTAGAATCAACAAAAAGAAAAGATAAAAACTCTCGTATAATAACAGAATACGCAGAGTGGTAATTTATGGCCACGTAACTCAGAGGCAGAGTACCGTCTTGATAAGGCGGGAGTCGACATTTCGAAATTGTCCGTGGCTACCAATTTTATCTGTGTGTAATGTCAGTCAGGTCAGACGGCCGGCCTTGGAAGTCGGAGGTCGCAGGTTCGAATCCTGCCACACAGACCAGTTTATGCATCGGTGACAGAGCGGCCAATGTAGCGGATTGCAAATCCGTCCAGTCGTGGGTTCGAGTCCCACCCGATGTTCCAGTTTATTGCCCTTGAAGCCTTTAATGGATGAGGTCCTGTCTTGTAAGCAGGGGAAGTCGGTTCGATTCCGGACTGGGGCACCAATACAATGCAACTTTAGCTGATGTGGTCATAGCGGTGGTCTGAAGAGCCATTGAAGTAGGTTCGATCCCTACAGGTTGCACCAATTTTATCCTTGAGTTAAGCGGGGCCGTATACACCCTTGCCAATAGTTAGTAATGTGTACTGCGACATACACCTCGAGGGCCAAGTTTATGCGTGGTTCGTTTAATGGTAAGATCACTGGCTTCCACCCAGTAGTTAAGGGTTCGATTCCCTTACCCCGCACCAGTTTAGGATACTTACAGCAAACCAAAATATTTCACTTTTTGGCTGTGAAAAGCAAACAGTATCCTGTTTAATAGTGTTGTTAAAATACAACAAAAATAGTTGCAAAGACTATTGACAAGGAGGTAAAACCTTGCTATAATTAACACATACACTAAGCAATTAGATGTAAATGTTCTTTAAAAATTTACAGTATAAGAAGTTCTTATACACATACACACAAATGCTTAGGCCAAGCAGATAGAGGTGGTATCTAGCTGGACGAGAAGTCCAGTTGGCAGGTTCGAGTCCTGTGAGTGTGTAGTTGTATAAGAATTTTACTTCGTTCGTCTACGTGGTTTAGGACGCTAGCCTTTCAAGTTGGAAAAACGGGTTCGAGTCCCGTACGGAGTACCAAGTTAACAACACTCAACGCACTGTAGGATGGCATTCAGTCTCCCTGCCAGCGAGGGATGAGAGTGGCAGGCATAACTGGTTAATGTTATGCTTGTGTTATTAGTTTTGCCACAGTAGTCCTCTGGGTAGGGCACCGGATTGTCTATCCGATTTAGGCGGGTTCGATTCCCGTCTGTGGCGCCAAGTTATGGAGATGTAGGAAAATTGGTAACCCCAGTGGACTGTAAATCCGCCGCCCGAAAGGCACTACTGGTTCGACTCCAGTCGTCTCCACCAAGTTAATGGTCCTGTCATATAGTGGTTATTATACCGGCCTGTCTAGTCGGATATCGGGGTTCGATTCCCCGCAGGATCGCCAAAATTTATTCCGTGAAATCCAAGCATGGTGCAAGGACTTGACTGTTAATCAATGATTAGGTGAGTTCGATCCTCACACACGGAGCCAATACAATTTGGGGGCAGCAGAGGGCTGCGGCGTTGCCTTGCAAGCATCGTGACTAGAGGGGTTCGATACCCCCGGCCTCCACCAAACATTTTGCCACAATAGCTCCAATGGTAGAGCAGCGGATTGAAAATTCGTGTGTTACTGGTTCGAGTCCAGTTTGTGGCACCAAACAAGGGCCGTGAGATAATATCAAGACGATCGGCGCTGGAGCACCTACCCAGCACAAATTTTTAGGATAGCAACAGCAAAATCAAAAATTTCACTGTTAATGAAACCAAAAATGCTATCCTGTTTTATTTGCCCGCATAGTATAATGGATAATACACTGGTCTACGAAACCGGGGATTGTGGTTCGATTCCATATGTGGGCACCAAGTTAATGGGCGATGACTGTTGTAAAGGATAACAGGCGGTAGCAACCCTGCCGTGACAGTGGTTCGATTCCACTATCGTCCACCAAGTTTTGTAAGTGTCAGCAAGTAGAGTCACGCTGTCTAGGTATGTTCGAACTACCAAAACAGTAGAAGGTAGCGGGTTCGATCCCCGTCCGATCGGAAGATCGGAATACAGTTGGAGTATCGTCTGGACAAAGCCCAAGTGACGTATCTTGACCCTGCCGGCTTTATTACAAGGGAAAATGGTTGCGATATGAGGGACGCAACAGCTTACAAATTCAATGCGGTTGACAACTACCCTAAAAGGTTGTATAATAGAAACTTAAACACAAAAGAGGTAATGACATGAAACGTTCAGGTAAACGATAGTGTCAATCTTAGATCCCGTATATGGTCTAGGGTTGGCACATTAAAGACAAATTTAATATGCAACAACCCTAGCTGGCGTTTAACGGTAGCGTACTCGGCTCTTAACCGATGAGGTGTCAGTTCGAATCTGACGCTAGGGACCATATATGGGATTGTAGTGTCAACGGTTTAGCACAGCGGACTTTTAATCCGCCAGGTTCCGGTTCGAATCCGGACAGTCCTACCATATCAAAGCTCACTAGAACTAGTGTGGGCATCCGCTTCCTCACGTAGTGCAGGAGGCGTAACGGTTCGATTCCGCTAGTGTGTTTTGATATGGTAACGTAGCATAATGGTTGTGCAACACCTTCATACGGTGCCCGGTGTGAGTTCGAATCTCACCGTTACTACCAAACATGTCCCATTCATCTAGAGGCCTAGGATAGTACCCTTTCACGGTATTTACAGCGGTTCGAATCCGCTATGGGACGCCAAGTTTTGAGATAGACGTTGAAGTAGAGTCCCTTGTGCGCTAGGTCCCTATTCTTGAGACTGACACACCAGTAGCAACACAAGGTAGTTTAAACTCCTTCATACGAGACAAGCCAGTGAGTCCTTGAGAAAGATAGCTGGTCTCTCAAAAACCTATTTGCCCCTGTAGCCCAATTGGTAGCAGGCAACAGTCTTAAACATTGTCAAGTACCGGTTCGAATCCGGTCAGGGGTACCAAACAATAGTGAGTTGCCAGAGAGGCCTATTGGCGCATCTTGGAAAGGTGATGGTTCCGTAAGGGGCACGAGAGTTCGAATCTCTCACTCACTGCCACACCGCTTTCGTATAATGGATAATACGGCAGGCTTCTACCCTGCGAATATGGGTTCGATTCCTGTAGGCGGTACCACATATCGGTCTTTGGTGAAATGGATATCATCTCGGTCTTCGAAACCGAGGGTGGGAGTTCGATCCTCTCAAGACCGGCCATAGTCCCTGTAGTACAATGGACAGTACAAGGTCCTCCTAAGACTTAGAT